CACGGCCGAAGATCCTGGTGCTGGCCGCATCCGTAGGAGGCTTCGACTTGGCGACTACGTGCAAACTCCATCAGGCGACACGGGCATCGTGACGGGGCGAGGAGGCACTGAGTCGCGCGTCGATAAGGACAACGGCACGCAAGACTGGCACCAGCGCAACAAACTGCGTGACCCCAAGACTGGTGCGTACTACGAGGACAACGCAGAGGAAGGCCACGTGGAGGAAACGCCTGAGCAGAGGCGCGCGGAGCCACGCAACCGCATTCCGCGAGCGCCCCGGCGTGGCGACGTGGTGCAGACCAGCGATGACGAGATTGGCGAGGTGACTGCCGAGCCTGGTGCCGTCTTCCGGCGCAGCCCCCCGGCAGTCAGGATCGATGGGACGGATCAGTTTCGAGTTCGCAGGGGCAGTTCCCTCCGCGATCCCAAGACCGGCGCGTACTATCAGGATCACGCCGAAGGCGACGTCGAAGAAGTACCGCCGCCGCACGTCGGGGAGCGGGTGCGTACCCACTTTCCAGACGACCCTGGCGGCTGGCACGGCTTGGCCGGCACCGTGAGAGACGTTGTCACTGGACAGGGGATCGACCCGAGAGTGGCTGTCGGATTTGACAAAGAACACCGTGGCCGGCTGGGGGCGACGTTCTTGTATCAGCAACTCCGCCCCGCCAACAACTACGACCGCGACGTGCGCGGCCTCGCCGGTGACCTCGCCTCCACCCACGACGACCACCACGCCGCGAAGGATCTGGCCGGCGTCCTTCACGACGCGCTCCTCGACGCCGGCCACGACCACGAAGCCAACCTCGTTTCGTCCGCCGACCACGACACCCTCATGAGCATCGCTCGTAGAATGGCGTGGCAGCACCCCGAGCAAAGACCCAAAGAGGACAAGCCATGATCAACCCCGAAGAAATGGTCGAGAAATGTGCCGAGGAAGGCATGGACCCGGAGATTGCGAAGGGCATGTCACCCGAGCAACTCCAGGCCGTCCTCGTCGCTCTCGAAAAGAAGAAAAAGGACAAGGAAGACGATGACAACGACCCCAACCGCCGGCGTGACGAACCCTCCCCGATGGAGGAGGACGACGAAGAGAAGTGGCCCAAGCCGGCCAACGAGGAAGAACAGCAGCACTTCCGCGAGCGTGCCCGCAAGTACGCCGAGCGCGCGAAAAAATTCAGTTCCCTCTATGATCCTGACGAGCCGGATCGTAACATGGGACAGGAACAGCGCCATCGCACGGACGGAGATCAGCAGCACCTCGACGACTCTCAGATGAGTAGGAGTCCGGTCAAGATGAGCGAACAACGAGACAGTTCTCGCAAACAGGGTGCCCAGCAGGGCGGCTACCTCGCCACCATCATCCGCGAGGAAGTGACCAGAGCCGTCAAGGCCGCGACCGGAGCGCAGGCCGCGCAGGTCAACGAGGTCCGCAAATTCAACGAGGACACCGCCGCCACGGCGAAGAAGAACAACGTCGATGCCGTCATCGACGAACTGTCCCGCGCCGGCAAGCTCCCTCCCGCCGAGCGTGAGGCCGAGCGGCGTGGTCTGCTCCTGGCGGATCACGTCACCGTCCACAAGTTCAGCGAAGGCGGCAAGGAAGTGGCACGCACCGCTTACGAGGACCGCGTGGCGCAACTCCGCCGCCGCCCCTCTCTCTTCGCCGAGAAGATCGCCGGCAGACCCCAGACGGCTCAGGATCGCGACAGTCAGATTTCCGTCCTCAAGGGCGAGTTCGAGGCGTTCAGCGAGGACTTCCAGCGGGTCGGCATGACGGAGGAGAAGCTCATCAAGGGCTTCGAGATCGAGCGCGAGCGCAACCCGAAACTGACCGCCAAGGAATACCTGAACCAGCGCTGATTCCGGCACCTGTCCCACAACCATAACCAACGGCAACCCACCGCGAGAAAGGCGCGCTGGAACCGAAGTCGAGGTATCCTGCGATGGCGAACGCGGCGGCTGGAACCAAAGTGCAATCGGCGACGACCCCCTGGGGTGACGACAAGATCAGACGGCCCTGCGAGGCAGGCAGCACCAACGCCACCACCTACGTCACCGGCGAGATGATCGGACTCAACGCCAACGGCAACGCCGTCCACTGCGACGACACGGCTGGCGTGGTCTTCGACGGCATCATGGCCGACTCGCGGGACATCACGGTGGACAGCGCCGACCTCGCAGGCGACAAACATCTCTACGTCGAGCGTCCCTTCCGCTTCATGATGTACATTGCCTCCACGTCCTACCCCCTCCTCACCGACGTCGGCAAGAAGGTCTACGCGCTGTACGACAATCAGGTGGCCTACTCGGGAACGGCCAACGCCATCTTCATCGGCTACGTCGATGAGGTGATCGACGCCACCACCGTCAGCATCCGGCCAGCCTACGGCAGCGTCCTCTCCTCCGCCACGTTCAACGGTCAGACGCTGACCTTCACCGGCACGACGGGCAACAACGTCATCGTCATCCCGGCTGCTGAAGCCAGCGCCCTGACCATCACGGTCGGCAGCGCCAACTACTTCCAGATCGTCACCACGGCCGGCAGCGAACTGACGCAGGTTCTCGGCGTGGCTGCCACGGCCGTTACCAACACCGGCGGCGGCGTGCAGGTCACCGGCGGCATCGGCGGTGCGACCTCCGGCGCGGGTGGAACCGTGGTGATCGCCGGCGGTGCGGGAACGGCCGGCAACAGCGCCGGCGGCCTCGTCAGCCTCACCGGCGGAGCGGGCCAGGGTTCAGCCGCTGGTGGTGCCGCGAGCCTCGTGGGCGGCGTCGGAGGTGCCACGGGCGCGGGCGGCGTCGTTACCATCACTGGCGGCGCGGGCGGTGCGACCGGCGCGGGCGGGGCGGGTGCGGCCGTCAACGTCACGGGCGGAGCTGGCGGTGCCGGCACAGCGGCGGTGGGTGGGGCGACGACGATCACCGGCGGCGCAGGTGCCGGTACGTCGGCTGGCGGAGCGGCCGGCCTCATCGGTGGTACCGGTGGTGCGACGGGTGCGGGTGGTGCGGTCAGCGTGACCGGCGGGGCGGGTGGTGTCACCAGCGGCACCGGCGGCGCGGCGACGGTGACGGGCGGTGCGGGTACGGGCACCAACGCCATCGGTGGAGCGGCTGCGCTCATCGGTGGCCTTGGTATGGGCACGCAGGCAGGTGGTGCCATCGCCATCACCTCGGGAGCGGCTGGCGCGACCGGGGTTGCCGGGGCGGTGAACATCTCGGTCGGTGGTGCGACGGCGGGCAACGGCTCGGCCGTCACGATCACCGGCGGCGCTGGTGCGGGCGGCACGAACGCGGGTGGCAACGTCAACCTCGTGGGCGGCGCGGCGGTCAGCACCGGCATCCCAGGTGAGGTGCAGGTCAATGGCGTCGGCGGTCTGGGCGAGGTCAACTGGCAGCAGTTCCTGGCGGCCAACGTGCCGGTCAGCGGCACGTCTTACCCGGTGTACCTCGCCAACCGCGCCATGCGCGTCAAGGCCGTTCGCGTCGTCTGCTCCTCGACGGCGACGGTCCCGACCGTGGACGTGATCAAGGACACCGGCACGACGGCTCCTGGCGGCGGCACGTCGGTCCTGACCGGCGCGATCAGTTTCAACACGACGGCCAACACGGTCGTCGCCGGGACGCTCACCAGCACCATCGCCACGCTGACGCTGGCGGCGGGCGATCGCCTGAGTCTCAAGTGGGGCGGCACGGTCGGCAGTCTCACGGGGGCGTTGGTGAACATCCTGCTCGAACCCTGCTAAGGAGTCACTCAGGTGTCGCCGAAGCACAGGATTCAGCAACTCAGACGCCGCATCATGGCCCAGGCGTTCGAGCCGGTACAGATCCCCGAAGAGGCCGTGTCGGAGAAAGTCATGGCGGAAGGCATTCAACTGGCGGAAGTGCAGGAGGAGATCCGCTCGCTCGAGCAGCAGCAGGCGTATGCCCGCCAGGTCGTCGAGCGCTGCGATGGAGCGCTTCAGGTGGCCCGCAACTGGCAGGAAAAGCTGATCAAGCGCGAGATGGCGAAGCGCGCCGAGGAAGAGGCGGCGAAGAAGGCGGAAGAAGCCTCGCTGCTTTCGACCGCCGGGTTGGAACCGGCCGAACTGGGAGGCGAGTCGTGAAGACTCAGCAAGCCAGCCTGCAAGACTTCAGGGCCGGCGACAGGGCCATCCTCGTCGTGCGTGATGGCGGCCGTGGTGGGTTGGTCACCAAACTGAATTCCAAAGGTGGCAGCTTCAAGGCCGGAGACGAGGTTGTCGCGCTGATCACCAGCGTCGAGGGAGACACGATTTCCTTCTTGATTCCGTCTTTGCCTGACGCTGGTGAATTCGAGTGTTCGCGAGCTGTAGCGGCAGGGATTTGCGAACTCGATCCTGGCCGTTTTTCTTCGCCTCTGCTTCGCAAACTGACCTGAACCGAAAACCCGGTGCCGTAGGGAACGCGACCCGAAAAACCTGCCTTCCCTGGCAGGCAACGGCACCGGACAAACAAGGGATAACCGGCGGGGGCCGGTCAGGAGGCGTCAAACGCCACCATGTCGATCGAGTCGAAAATCTCGGTGTTGACCGCCTCGCTACGTTCAGAATTCCAGATCGCCTACAAGGCGACGGCCGAGCCTGCGCCGTGGGAGCAGTTCACGCAGATCATCCCCTCCACGGCTCGCATCGAGCATTACACGTGGATGAGTCCGTCGCCCGGCATCGCGCAGTACCAGGGTCATCGCCGGTACGGCAAGATCGACACCGTCCGCTACGACGTCGAGAACCTTGAATTCGACGCCGGCTTCGAGATCCTCATGCGCGACATTCGCGACGACCAGACCGGCGGCTACATGCTCAAGCCGAAGGAGCTGGCCGAGCGTGCGAAGAAGTTCCCCGGTCGCTGGGTCATCAAGAACGGCGTTGCCAAGGGTGCCACGCAGACCTGCTTCGACGGCAGCAACTTCTTCGCCACGTCGCACAACATCGGCACCGGCAACAACCTGCTGACCTTCACCGCGACCAACGGGCCGTTCGGCAGCGACGGACTCACCTACAAGATCGCCGCGCTGTTCACCGGCGGCGCGCTGAAGCCCATCCTGTACCAGCAGCGTATGGGACCGGACTTCGAGACGACGGGAGGCACGCCGCAGGCCAAGGAAGCGAAGATCGTGAGGTACTGGATCGACATGGAAGGGCAATCGGCCTACGGCTGGTGGTGGTTTGCCGTGCAAGAAACCATCACGAACACTCCTTCGGTCGTCGATCTGGCGTTGGTGATGCGGAACATCTACGCCGCGTTCAGGAGTTTTCAGCTCCCGAAAAGTTTGAATTCCGAGGATGGAGAATATCCACTAGAGCAAGAGGTGTTCAACTCGTCGAACCTCGTTCTCGTGGGACCACCCTCTCTGGAACCGGTCTTCGACCAACTGTTCAACGAAACTTGGTCGCCGCAACAGGTTGGCAGCAATACGGTTGCGACGACTAACCAGTGGAAGGGCAAGGGAAAATACATCCCGAGCAATTTCATGGGGACGTGATTCCCGCGCCCGCGTCAACTTCCGAGGTTGTCATACTTCGGAGGATGTGGTACAATGAACAACGGCATGGCGAACCACCGCCATGCCGTTGTCTTTCATCACGCGCCTTTGGAGGAGGCACCGATGACCGCTCCCATTCTACCTACCGACCCACGCTTCATCGACCTCACCGGCCAGCGCTTCGAGCGCTGGCTCGTGCTGGGTCTGTCTCGCAAGGAAGGCAAGGGCTACCTCTGGAACTGCCGCTGCGATTGCGGCACCGAGAAGGAAGTTCGCACGACCAGTCTGCGAGGTGGAGGTACGCGCAGCTGCGGCTGTCTGGCGCGCGAGGTTCTCAGAAAACCACGCAAGCGCGGCCTCGACAACTCGCGCACCATCGATCTTGCCGGCAAGAAGTTCTCTCGCTGGCTGGTCGAGTCCTTCCACGGCAAGACCACCGGGAAAACGACGTGGAACTGCGTCTGCGACTGCGGCAACAAGGGCGTCGTGGCTTCCTATGACCTCCGCAACGCCAAGAGCCTCAGTTGTGGCTGCTTACAGAAGGAGACCGCCTCTCGGCCCTTGAAGACGGGAGGCAGGAGTCAGACGCCGCTGTACAAGGTGTGGGCGAGCATGATCAACCGCTGCACCAATCCCAGGAACACCTCCTACAAAACCTATGGGGGGCGCGGCATCGGCGTATGCAAAGGTTGGAGTTCCGGCTTCCCCGCGTTCCTCGCAGACATGGGTGAGAGGCCGACCGACCAGCACCAGATCGACCGCATCGACAACCAGCGCGGTTACGACTGTGGCCACTGCGAGGACTGTGTCTCTCGCGGTGCGAAGGCCAACTGCCGTTGGGTAACGCCGGGAGAAAATTCCCGCAACCGGAAGTCCACTCGCATGCTGACCCACGAAGGCCGCACGCTTCCCCTCATCGACTGGGCCAACGAACTAGGAGTCTGCGCCGACACCATCCTCGCTCGCCTCGCCGCCGGATGGGACGTGAAGAAAACTCTCACCCAGAAGCCGCGATCCGGCGGACCTCGCAAGCGTGAAGTGGTGGTTTCGAGGGCGCTCAAGAAAGTGAGGAACGTGCGAGACGCTCTCGTCGCCAGCTTCGGCCTCGCCGAAGGCTCTTCCATCTTCGCCGAAGTTCTCACCCTCGCCTCCACCTGACGCCCCTTGCAATTATTCCAATCGTGCGATATCCTTCTGGTGGAGGAATCGCACCATGCCACCGCCACCGACCTTGGCCGCCGAATCCCTCGACGCTCTTCGCGCCAGATATCCTCTTGCGCTCGAACACGTCTACGACCAAGTGGCCATCGCCGCTCACGGCGGCATCCGGCCCGGCGAGGTCGCCGCCAACCTCTTCCTCTTCGAGGATGGGTTGTACCTCATCGTCAGCAGGGAACGCGGCCCTGACGGTGAAATGATGATCCACTTCAGTGCCAGTTTCAAACAGGACTCCGCAATGGACTTGCAGCTGCGCGAGAGGCGGAAGGCCATCGGAGATCGCGTCGGCCGCGAATGGCTGCGCTCGATCCCGGCGAGGTTTCGGGAACTCTCAGGGGACGACCGCGACGTGCAGTTCCTGGGTGTCTCGCAACAGGGGATTCCTCACTGGTTGATCGAGGAATAGCGATGACCGGACCCAAGGTAGCACCTCACGCCCCTGACGCTCCCCTCTGGGCGAAGCGCCTTCGTGAGTTGCGTCAGCAGAGCGGCGTCAGCGTCTCGAAACTGGCGAGCGACCTTCACGTCTCGGCGTCCTCGATGCGGCACTACGACGCCGGCACGCGCGTGCCCTCCTCCGTCCTGGCGGTGCGACTGGCGGCGTACTTCGGCGTCAGCGTGGAGAGCATCTTCGGAGAGGAGAAGTCATGAGCGCTGAACCGCAGGGCATTCCTTTGAGCATCGGCGAGGCTCGTCTCGTCGCGAAGCAGATTCGCGAAACGAGAATCCTCCTTGGCCCAGGTCGCGAATACTGGGCGTGGGTGGTCGAGCAGTTGTGCGACCGCCTCGAGTCGGAGCGTGAGGAGTGTGCCAAACTGGTCGAGGAGGAACTGCCTGACGCCTGCACGTGCGACGACTGTAGCACCAGCGCCAGAGGGCCGCACCCGCTATTCGACGTGGAGAAGATCGCCGCCGCCATTCGTGCGAGGAAGCCATGACTCTCGCCGAAGCGCTGCTCACCACGATCCAGCGGTCAGGAGCCGAAGCGGTCGATTTCTACGCCTACGCTGACTTGCTCGAGGAAGAGGGCGATGAGGTTGTTGCGGCAGCGGTCAGGAACTGCGCGGATGTCGGCGCGCAGTTCTGGCACTGGAACGACGTAGAGTTCGAGGTCGAGTTGGAACTCGGCAAGTGGATGGCTCACGGCAAGGATCTGCTCGTGGCCTTCCCTGCCATCAACCACGTCAGACTGACGGATAGATGGCCGCTGTACGAAGAATGGCAAGACGGGGACGAGACGGGGCATCGGTTCGTCTTGTTTAGTGAATCCGCTGCTAACGTTACACCCGAGTATCTGTCGCGTCACGGACTACCGACGTCCGTCTTCAAGTCCATGCGATACCTGTGCAGTTCGCCTGGGGTACTCCCGTGCAACTACCAGAGCGGCAGAATGTGTAACTTCCTCGAGAAGAGGCACGCCCTCGCCGCGTTGTCCGCCGCGCTGATACTCGCCGTCACCATGCCGCTGCCGGCGGGGTGGCACCCTGCCGGCACCCTTCCGCCACTCGAAGCCATCGCAGGGGACCAGGCTGACTTCACCCCCACCGCGCCGGTACAATGAGACACAGCCAAACACCCGGAGTCCATCTCATGTCCTGGCAACCAGCCAACGCCGAGCAATACTCGAAGTTCCGCCGCCCCGACGACTGCCGGCAGTGCGGCCAGCCCCTCATCGAGCGCGGTGGGGTGGTCTGCTGCTCCGTCTGCGGCCTGCCCGTGGAGCAGATGCACTCTCCCGAGCAGCAAGTGAGAAACGTGCAGGATCGCACCACGATCACGCAGGAAGGGTCGAGAGAGGTTCAGCCTCCCAGTGAGCCTGAGACGGCCATCGTCGATTCTGTAACCTCTCAGGAGCCTCGGAAGCCACACAAGAGGAAACCGCGTCAGGAGGACGACTACACCACCTTGACCGAACTGACGGAGGGATGACCCATGCCCGCCGCCACCGCCGCACAGATCCACACCGCCCTCTCGGCGCTCCTGAAGATCGCCGACGAGACGACGATGGCGTCCTACTGGAACAGCATCTGCGCCGCCGCCGCGACGTTCGCACAGCAGGAAGTCCAGGGCCGCTTGTACCGCCGTGGTCTGGCGATGGCGGACATTGCCAACTTCGATCGCCTGTACGAGGTGACGCTCGACCTGGGGTTGTGGAAGAGCGTCATGATGGGAGGGTTGTACGCCCAGTTCGATCCCTCCGCGATGAAGGCTCTGGACCGGAGAGAGGATCTCGATACGATGCTGTTGTTCGTCAACGGCGTCTGGACGCAACCGCACGTCGGGCCGCATCTGGCCAGCACCGGGCCACTGATGCAGGGGTACGGCCAGTTCACGTACAACCCCGACGGCGACGACGTGGATCAGGGAATTCCGTGGTAGGGGCGAACCGGAGAGAAAGAGATGCTGGAAGTCAACGAGGCGCTCGCGATCACGCTCGAAACCATCGAAGAACTGAAGCAGGCTGGCGTGAGCGTCACTACCAAAGTGCCCAGGTCGGTAGAGAAGGCTGGTGCCTTCCTTGCCGATCTGATTGCACGGTACGCACCGCCAGAGAGACTCTCGGTCGAGAAGTGGTTGCACGTCACGTTCACCATCCGCAATCATCACGAGGCCGATCTGGTTTTCGAGGCCGCGAAGGGATTGTCGTGGCGCGGCATCCGCTTCGACTCAGGCGGCTTCAGCGGCTATCGAGACTGGGAACTGGACTGGTCGTTCCGCTGCGTCGAAGGGCCGGACAGCGATGCCGAGGCGAGCATGGAAGTCGTCGAAGACCTCATCAGGTCGCAGGGTCTGGGAAAAGTCGATGATGCTCCTTCTGGAGAGGAGTGATTCTATACCTTTGGGTGAAATCATGCCGCACGACATGCACGGTGAAGAGTTGAAGCCCGGTGACGAGGTCATCCTGCGCTGCAAGGTGGCGAGTCTGAGTTTGGGCGAGGACGACTGCAACGTGGATCTGGAGACGGTCCATCCCTGCTACCCGGCCTCGTTCAAGAACCACTTCTTCGTCAACAGCAAGCAGGTCGAGAAGGTCGGTGTCGAGAATGGCCCTGACGAGGGCAACTCCCCTTGAATGACGGCGAGGCGATTCTGGAGGCCATCAAGGCAGATCCCGCCGAGGATCTGCACAGGCTCATCTACGCCGATTGGCTCGAGGAGAACGACCACCCCGAGCGCGCCAGTTTCATCCGCCATCAGATCGCGGCGGCGAGGACTGGACAGGTCGATTGTCAGGAGAAACGGTGGTTCTCTGGATCGACTCCACCAGGGTATCTCGTCCGCTGCGGCGAGTGTGCATTCTGCCGCCCGATGATTGCCGCACAGACCATTCACAAGACACGTGGCCTGGAACTAATCGGCGACCTTCCATTCTCCTGTGCGCACGTCGCCAAGCATCCGTCTCTCGAAAAGGAGGAGGCACCAAACTGGTTCGTGCTGTACCTCTGGCGCGGCTTCGTCACTCACGTCACCTGCCCGATGCATCATTGGCTCGATCACGGCGCGAGGTTGTGCGAACTGCACCCGGTCGAGAAGGTGGTGCCGTGCGACAGATTCCCACGCGAAGACTCACGCGATTTGTTCGGCTGGTGGAACGAGTCCATAAGCCAACACGACGATGAGTACGACGAGATCCCCGAGGAAGTCTGGAGGCTTCTCGACGGCGACAAGGAATTTCACAAAGGCTGGGTCTTCTTCGACTCCAGGCAGAAAGCCATCGACGCGCTCTCAGCGGCCCTGATCGAGTACGCCCGGCGACCGCAGGAGGCCACCCCATGAGCAGCCTCTACCAGACCATCCTGACCGCCATCCAGGCGAAGATCGGCCCGGTCGTAACTCCCCCATCAGCCGGGACGTGGAACGTCTACCTCTGTGCCGCACCGAAACTCACCATGCAGCACGCCCTACCCGCGTGCCTGATCTCACCGCCCCGCGACCTTGCCGAGAAGATCAAGCGGCTGAACTTCAAGAACAGCCTGACCAGCATCGAGCATCTGGTGTTCCTCGGCACCTTCGTGGACATGCAGGCTCAAGATCCCACGCAACTCTTCCGCCGTCTGAGCGTGCGCGAACTCATCCGCCTGAACCTGTGGGAGCCGCGTTCGCTGGGCATCGGCGTCGATTACGACGTCGAGTACGACCCCGAAGGCGTCGGGGGCGAACCGCCCGACAACCCCAACGCGATCGGCACCTGGCAGGCTTTTAAATACGTCGTGACCGCACCGAGGAGCGTTGCCACCAACGAGGGTTGACGCTACACTCGACTACAGAAATCCAATTCACCAACCCCCGCGTGAGAAAGGCGCGCTCCGGTCGGAGGATGAGTCATGAGCGTCGGCTCCTACGTCGCGTATCCTCCCCTGACCACCTATCGCGGCCTCAACCACGCCACCGGAGTCGCCACCGCTCTTGGCGATCTGCTCTACGTCAGCGATCCCGTCAACGGCCTCGTCTCCCCCGCCAGTCAGCTCGTCGATCAGGGCAACGCCGCACAGACCCAGCGCCTGTTCGCCAGTCTCTTCGCGGGAGTCGCCAACAGCACGCAAGGCGTCTCAGATGCCACGGCACGGCCGGCGAGCGTCCTGACCGATCAGATTTTCGACGCCTTCCCCTGTGTCAACTCGACCTTTCAGGTGGGCGACTTCGTCGCGCCGTCCTACAGCGCCGGCATCCTCAACACGCAATTGCTGGTGCGCGTGACGGATGCGAGTCTCGCCATCGGCGAGGTGTTGAGTGCCGCTGCGGTCGCCACGACCACGGTGCGCGTGCAGTTCACGAGTCGCACGCTCGACGGCCTCACCAGTAGCGCGCTGATGAACGCGACCGTCACCGCTCCCCCTGCCGCCGCTCTGACGGCCACCGGCGGGACGATGACCTACACCGGTGGCGATGGCTGCTACAGCAGCACCAGCACGGCCAGCGCCGGCGGCCCCGTGGTCATCCGGGGCGGCTTTGGCGGTGCGACCACGACGGGCACGGCCGGGGCTTCGGGCACGACCACCATCGGCGGCGCGGCAGGCGTCAACGCCACCACGGGCACTCCGGGCGCGGGGGCGGCCACCATCGTCCAGGGCGGCGCGGGCGGTACGGCCACGGGCGCGAACGCGGGCGGCGCGGGTGGAGCGGTGACGATCACGGGCGGCTTCGGCGGCAACAAGACCACCACGGCGGCGGCCGCCGGCGGCGCGGGTGGCGTCATCACGATCACCGGAGGCGACGGCGGCGACACGGCCTCATCCGGATCGGACGCAGGTGGTGCTGGTGCGACCGTCACCATCCAGGGCGGCGAGGGCGGAGACGCCAGTGCTGGCACGGGCAACGGCGGCGCTGGCGGGAACATAAACCTCGTGCCGGGCCTGGGCGGCACGACCACGGGCGGAGCCGCCGGCGTTCCGGGTGAAGTGCAGATCAACAGCGCCGCTGGGTTGTTCCAGGCGGTCTACGCTCAGGGACCGGGGACGGTGCCGACGACCAGCACGTCCTACGTCTTCTTCATGGCCGACCGCGCCTATAGAATCAAGAACGTCTCCTGCATCGCCGCCACGGCCGGCGGTGCAGCCTCGACGGTGACGGTGACGAAGGACACCGGCACCAACGCCCCTGGCGGCGGAACGGCCGTGATCACCGCTCCGATGGCGCTGTCGGGTACGGCCAACACGAGGGTCGTGGGAACGCTGACCGGCACGCTGGCGACTCTGGCGCTGGCGGCGGGGGACAGACTCTCGACGACGTGGGCGGGGACGATCTCGCCTCTGGCTGGTGCCGTGGTGGTCTGCAATTTGGTCCCGATCTGAGTCTCGAAAGGAGAGACGAATGAGCGAACCTCTGTTCTCGGTTGGTGACGTGGTGCAGTTGAAATCTGGCGGGCCGGACATGACGGTTACGGGCATCTGTCAGGAACCCTGCGGTTGGAGCGTCGATTGCCAGTGGTACGACAAGTATTACCCCTCGCACTTTCCCACGGGATGCCTTGCGGAGTCGTCTCTGGTGCTGAGACTGCCTTTCGTGGGTGAAACTGGCCCGAGCGAGGCGAGTGGCGGCGAATCCCCGCCGCACAACCGCGTGAAGGAACTGCACGCCGGCCACAGGGTCTACGAGAAGCCACAACCGCCCGAAGGCATGGACTTCCGCGACGTACCCGGCATCATCACCACCCCTCTGAAGTGCTACCTCACCGAGGAACAGCGCGTCGAGGTGAAGCAGATCCTGCTCGAGGAACTCGCTCGGCACGGCATCAGTTTCGGCAGTGGAGGTGGCCCGTGAGCATGCAAACGCTGAGTTGGAAGGGCGGCAACGTCACCCTGTCCACGGGCGAGGCTCCTCTTCTGGACGAGAAGACCGGCACCTACGGGGAGCATGGCGACGTGGTCTTCCTCATCGGTGGTCTGGATGGTCATGAAGTCCTGCGCCTTTGCGGAGATGGCCGCATCCTCGTCAACGGCGAGCAGGTCGAAGAAGACAGGGATCTGGTCGAAGGATTCCGCACCTTCCTTCGAGCGGCGGGGATAGCACTACCATGAGCGACCTCGAACTCGCCAGCAACGACGAACTCATCCACGAACTGCTGAAGCGCAGCACGTTCCGGGGCGTCGTCATCATGCAGCGCGAGAACTTCCGGGGGCCGGACAGTCACGAGTGGCGCTGGGCGGCGCGGAACTGCGACGTGATGATGGTACTGCGCGACATGATCGACAAGTTGCCCGGTGAGTTCTCCCAGGAGTAATTCCGATGGCGTTCTTCTCGGGCAAGCAAGGTTTCGTCTTGATGGCCGACGCTGTCAACAGCGACCGGGGGATCGCCTGGGCGTTCTCCAAGTGGGAATGCAACGAGCGCACCAAGATTCTCCCCCGCAACAACTTCAAGAGCCTGGGCTTCGATCAGAACCTCGACGGTTTCACGGGCGCTGACGTGAAGCTCTCCGGTCCCTACGACACCTTCAACCCGATGTTCGTGCAGAGCGGTCAGGTCTACGCCGTGGCACTGGGCATCGAGCCAACGGGGCCGACGCTCTTCTACCTCTTCTTCCGCGTCGAGAAGATCGAGATACAGAACGACGCCGAGGATGGGCCGATGTGGGTCGTCAGCGGCCCCTCTAACGGCATCTTCGACTCGCACGTTCCACAGGCAAGGTAATTCATGACCGCGACCGCCTCGACGATCCTGGGAAACGGTTCCGCTCCGCGCGAGATCACGCACGCGGGAAAGACCTATCGCGTCGGCAAGTTGACGCAGAAGGGCATGAGTGCGTTCTCCGACTGGCTCATCGACCGCGCCCGGCAGCGCGTCGTGGCCTTCTGCGGTGACGATCAGGTTCAGATGGCGAAGATGCTCGCGGAGCTTCGCGAAGACGCTCTGTCGGGCGTCTACGAGTTCCTCGAGCCGGTGGTTGCTGGCCGGCCCAAGCACATTCCCGAGACGCGCGTGATCGACGGCAAGGAAGTGTTGGGCCACAAGGTCGTCATCGAGGGGGGCGCTCTGAACACGCACCACGGCCGCATCCATCTGGCCGCGATCCTGTGCGGCTGCAACGACGACGAGGCGCTGTCCCTGCTGATCACCCATCCAGCCGAGATGAATCACCTGCTCGAGTTGGCCCTCGCCGAGAGTTTCCCCGAGACGAAGAGGGATCTGTGGGAGCCAGACGACCCAAACGCACCGGGGGCCAAAGCGCCCCAGCAGCCACCCGAAAAGACCGCCTGAAAGCACGACTTGCTCGCGCCGCCGAGATGGTTCAGGAATTCCACCTGACGCTCGATGAGTACGGCGACCTCACGGAGCGGCAGATCGTCGAGACGTACTACCACCCGCGCGACGACAAGTCAGGGGCCATCAAGAGATCCGCTCCCGAGAGAGTGCCCCTGACGTGCGAGCAGCAGGTCGCGCAGTACCTCCAGATCGCCGCGATGATGAACCAGCGCAAACCGGGTGCATTCCCTGACGCCGTGGTCGCGGCCAAGGTAGCCGAGATCCGCGCGTCCTACGCGAAGACAACGGGAGACAAGGCGTGAACCCGCTGGCACTGCTCTTGCAATCTCTTGGTCCGGTCGGCGTGGCGATGGGTGGCATCACCAGCGTCGTCACCGAGGCCACGGCCGCGTTCGGGGCGCTGGGGTACACCATATCGTCCTTCGTGGGAGCGTTCGCTCCTGGGGCCGTTCTTGCCTTTCAGCAGAGCCTCTACGACTTCAGCGCCGTCATCGGCTCGGCTCTGTTACCAGTCCTCAACGTCATGACGACCATCGTGCGCGGCGCAGCCGATGCGATCCTGCCTCTGATGACCTCACTGGCTCCCATCCTCGACCGCATAGCGGAAATCTTCAAGGGGCCGCTGATGGCCGGCGTGCGGCAGGCCGTCATGGTCTTCACGAACCTGCTGCCCATCGTCGATTACCTCGTCACCGTCATGGAGGGTTGGAGCAGCGTCATGCAGGCCGTGCAAGCCATTTTCAGCGGCTTCATGAACCTGATCACGTCATGGATCGGCTCCTTCGCTGGACCGATCAAGTCGGCCGCCGAGTTCTTCAGAACCGCACTACAGAACCTCGCTCGCAGCGCCATCCTCGCCGCCGCTTCTCTGGCGAAATTACTCGGGGCCGACAGCTTCATCAAGGGCATGATTACGGCGCTCGGCGGCCTCGACAAACCCGGCAGCGCGACGGGGTTGGGCGCGGCGAGAAACGCTCAGATAACCGACGCGACCAGTTTCGGCAGAACCGTGGCGATAGCCGCCGTGACGGCTGCGGGCACTCCAGCGGTGAGTAAGGAAGACGCCTGGCGCGAGTCCATCTTGCAGGATCTCGACGCCCTGATGAATGGCCGCGATAGCATCATGGACACGCTGGCGAAATCTCTCGCGGCCCAACTCAGCATCGTCACCGCCATCGCGGAATTCCTCGGTTTGAAGGACAAGGTCAAGCACGTCGCACCGCAGCCAGGTCCGGCACCCAGGCGAGGCGGCTCGACGCCGCCTCGCAGGCAGCGAGACGCCGTCGATGACTGGCTTCCTCGTGAGGAGGGCTGAACCGTGGCCGGCCTAACTCGAATCGCCGTCGAGCCGAAACTGGTTCTCTCCGCTGACCCCCTGGAAGCGGCCGACAGTCTTCAGCCGGGGAACTCTGGCGTGTCGCTCGAATACGCCAAGAACAAGGGGCTGTACTTCGTCAGCGGCAGCGAGATAAACGAGCAGATCCTCGGCATCGTCGGCAGCAACGCCGAGAGAACCGATGGCCGCATCCAGCGAAGTCTCCCCCGCTGCCATCCGCAGATGCCATTTCTGACCATCGGCAGCATCAACGCGGTCGGGCACGGCAAACCGAGTATCGTCGGCGCGCTGGTCAACAAGGACTTCCAGCCGCCCCGGATGGCGGACAGTTTCGCGCTGTACCCCGAGTACCGCGTCGAGTGCGAGTTCGTGCAGCACGACTACCAGATGCTCGACGACTCGCAGATATACGTCCAGACCGATCGGACCTATGACCGGGGCGGCAACGAGATGACCGCCCTGTACGTCAACGAGTACGACCGCTTCATCACCGTCGATGAGAAGCACGACGCCAAGATCATCACGGCCACGCAGGGGCAACTGAAGTTCGTCACCGGCAAAGGTCAGAAGGGCGGTGCATCGCCGCCTCATGGAGCGGCCTTCGCTGGCACGCCACGCATTCCCTTCCCTGAAACCATCCTGACGATCCTCTGGCATCAGGTGCCATACCGATACGTCGCGAGCCGTAACAGTTTCTTCAAGCGACTCGCCAACCACGTCAATCAGGCGTTCTGGGCCTTCGACAAGTACCAGTTCGACCCCGGCGAGTTACTGTACCTAGGCTTCAGCTACCGGCGCTGGACGCCGCCGTTTCCCAACTTCGACTTGAACCCGGCCCTCGGCCAGAATTCCCAGCGACTGGCGCTCGAAAAGTGGGTGGACGTGACCTTGACCTTCGCGGCCGTCACCACGCGCATCAACCCCGACCCGCCGCAGTTGCCCAACACCAACTGGATGCCGGTAGCAGCCGCCGGTCACAACCTGCTGCCGTGGTTCGGCCCACAGAACAGCGGCCTCGCTCCGGGTGCGAGGCCGTACTATTACGTCTGTTCGTTCAATCCGGCTGCCGTGGATGACCCGAATTTCTGGGCACCGCTGTACGATAGCGCTTTGCTCCAGATGCTGTTCATGGACCCCGACGTGGGCATCCTCGGACCTGGTGGCGTCGCACTCCCCAACCCAGCGCCCGTGAACCGTCTCCAGGGGCCATAGCGCACCGAAGGAAAGCGTAAAGGACAATGTTCGACACTCACCCCTGGGTCAGACTCGGCGAAGGGATCTTCCCCGCCAACGTCACCGCCAAGGACAACTCCAATCCCCTTGGCGAGTGGCGCTACGCCTGGACGGAGGAAGCCTTCCTGCCGGCCACGGGGGTCTACTCCGCCGCCTCTCCAGCGCGTCAAGGTACTGTCACGATCAACTACGCCACGGAGTTGTCAGGGCAGGAGATCACCGTCCCTTCGCTGGTGTGGATGCGACTCAAGGGCAACGTCGGCCAGCAGCAGGTCTACGAGTTCGTGGCCTCTGCTTCGTCCGGCGCGACCACGATCATCGGCACGACGCTGTATCCGCCACAGACGCCCGCACAGATCACCACCAACGTCAACGACTACGCGCCGCCTTCCAACACCACCATCATCCGCATCAGCACCGACGCACCGCGTACCATCACCGGCATCGCCACGGTTCCCGACCGCTTCACCATCTGGCCGAACTTCGGCACGTCCACCGTGACGTTCACCGACGAGGACACGGCTTCGGGCGCACTCAACCGCATCCGCAATCCCGGCGGCGTACCGATCACCCTCGATCCCGATGACGCGGTGATCTACTGGGACGATCCCACGACGGGCCGGCAGCGCCTGATCAGCACGACGACCACCATCGAGCGGCCGACCTACCCGGCACAACTGACGACCAACACGAATAACCTCCCCGTGACGGCGCAGACGACCAGCACGGACCTCGACCTGTCCACGGACCTGACGCTCACGGGCTTCAAGAATCCCACCCGCCCGCCCACCAAACCGCACACCCTGCGGAACATTTCCACGAGCAACCTGACGCTGAGCAGCCGCAGCGGCTCGAGCGACGTCCCCTTCGAGATACCAGGCGACGACCCGACCACTTCATCGCTGCGACTGATGCCCGGCGAGCAGTTGACCACGACGCTCGACAAGGCCACCAGCCGCGAACGGATGCTGCACACGACGGGGCGCATCGCGAGGCCGCAGAACCTCACCATCTCCACCGATCAGAACCCCGTGCCGCGCAAGCCGGGGCGCGAGATGATCCGCTTCGCCACGACGGGGACGCCCAACCTGCGGAGCATGAAGGCCGGCCTCAACGGCGAGCCGGTCTTCATGGTCAACCAGGGACCGGGCAAGCCCGTCCTGCGGAACAACGACGGTCTGGCCGCCATCGGCGAGGCATTCGCCACCTCGACGGGCGCGGACTGGAACATGGACATAGGGAAGATCGTCAAGTTGGTCTACGACGCCACGACGGCGGCGTGGCTGGCGCAGATCCCCGATCCCAGCACGCAGAACGTCGGCGGCTCCAAGTCCACGTTCGACACGGTGGCCTACGACAACACGACAGGGCTTTCGGTCAGTCTGAGCGGCACGACGGCCACGGTGGTCGCCCTGCCCGCGACGGCGAGCCAGGAAGGCGTGGTCAGCACGACGACGCAGACGTTCGCGGGCAACAAGACGTTCAACAATGGTCCGATCTTCTCGGGGTCCGGTTCGGGAACTGGCGTCGATCTGCGCTGGGTCGATGGAACTAGCCCTCTCGTCACGGGGAACCCGAAGTGCTGGCAGCAGCAGTTCTTCGACGGTAGTACGCACGTCGCGACAACCGAGATCAGTTACGACGAGACGAACAAGATCACTCGCTTCCTTCTGGAACCTCCAACGACGGCATCCTGGGTGGCACGATACTGTGTATCGAACGCTTCGGGGGCGGTGTACGAAGGTGCGACCGGAACCGGCGGCGGCGGCGACACGGTCACAGGCGGCATCATCACGACGCTCGGAACCGCTCCCGCCGCCGCCCTCGTCGTCGGCACGACGGCGGTTTCCGGCGCGGCCCTCAACCGCCTGCTCTACACCGACGGCTCGACGCTCCAATCCATCGCCGCGCCGACCAGCGGCCAGACCCTCATCGGCGGCTCGACGCCAGCCTTCCAGACCATCAGCGGCTCCGGCGCGACGATCACCATGAGCGCGGCCGGCGTCATCACCATCAGCGCCATCGCCAACGCCAGCCTCGCCAACTCCTCCATCACCATCGGCGGAACGGTGACGGCGCTCGGTGGCTCGGTGCTGGGCAACGTCACCAACGACGTGCAGACGAAGGCCAGCATCGTACCGAACACCGCGCCGGCGGCCGGGAAGATCCTCGTTGGTAACGCGGGAGGCACCGCCTACGCGCCCGTGGCCGTCAGCGGCTCCGGCGGCACGGTTACGCTCGGAAGCACCGGCGTCGTCACCCTGTCGGCCATCGCCAACGCGAGCCTCTCGAATTCCTCCGTGACCGTGACGGCCGGCACGGCGCTGACGGGCGGCGGCTCTGTCGCGCTGGGCAGCAGCATCACGCTGAATTTCTCGCCATCGGCCGACGTCACCTTCAACACGCATAAGATCACCAGTTTGGCGACCGGCACCGCCGACACGGACGCGGTGAACGTCGGTCAGATGAACCTGGCGCTCGCTGCGCTCGCGCCCAAGAACGACGCGAAGGCAGCGACGGTCGCGCCGCTTGCGGCTTACACCTACGCCAACGGCTCGTCGGGCGTCGGTGCGACGATCACGCTGACCGTGGCGGCGGTCCTCGTCCTCGACGGCTATACCCCCGCGCTCAACGACCGCTTGCTCATCAAGAACGAAACGGGCGGCAACGCGCCGTACAACGGGTTGTACTACCTGAGTCAGGTTGGCGTGCTGGGCGTCACGCAGGCGGTCCTGACGCGCACCCTGGACTTCGATCAGCCCGGCGACGGAATCAATGGCGCATTGGTCGCGGTCCTCAACGGCACGGTCAACGCGACGACGCTGTGGCTCTCCAGCGCGTCAGGCAGCATTACGTTTGGCACGACCAACATAACCTGGGTGCAGTTCACGGGCACCACCTATTCAGCCGACGAATCCACTCTTCACCTCGCCGGAACCACGTTCTCGATTTTAACGGCAGGCGTCAATACGTCTCAGATCGCCGCCGGGGCAGTCACCCTCGCCAAGATGGCGAACATGGCGACGTCCTCGCTCATCTACCGCAAGACGGCCGGCTCGGGCGCACCCGAGGTCAACACCCTCACCACCCTCAAAACCGACCTGGCGCTCACGTCCTCCGACGTTGGCCTCGGCAACGTCACCAACGACGTGCAGACCAAAGCCGCCATCGTCCCCAACACCGCTCCGGGGAGCGGGCAATTGCTCGTGGGCGGCACGCTGGGAGCCTACGTCGCGCGCACGCTCAACGGCGTCAACTGCTCCGCTCTCATCGACGCTTCCGGCAATTTCACGCTCTCGTTCGTGACCAACGCCGCGCTGACGAACTCGTCCGTCACGGTCGATGGGCATACTCTGCCTCTGGGTGGCTCTCTCAACCTGTTGCCCAGCGCCCCACCGCCCGTCGCTGATCCGGCGAGAACCGACAGGCCCAGCAGCCTCGCCAACCTGCTCGCGAGTGGCTATCTTCCAACGGCGGCCCTCCATGCCGCGAGGGGATACCTTTAATGTCCACGCAGCCCCAATTCGTGGCCTCCTATCGCAACACGTACACCCAGTACGTCAACGCCGGTGCCAAGGCGCAGGTCATCTGGCAGGCAGGATCGGCCGGTTCGCGCATCCACGCCATCCGCGCCACGCAGGACGACACAGGTACGGGCGTTCTCTCGCTCTACCGGGGTCGCATCCTCACCGATAACGCCCTGCCGTTCCCCAACGCACGAAGGCCGGTCGTCGGCAAGGCTCCCATCCTCGCCGCCACGAAGACGACCAACGACCACCTCGACCGCACCAACGGCTCGTTCGTGCAGGATGGTTGGGTCGCGGGGATGAACTGCGCCATCCTCGACTCGACGGACAACCCACAGAATCAGGTCATCGCGCACGTCACGACCGTCGTGGCGGCGACGTTGACCTACACCGGCACTCCGCTGAACGCCACGGCCGCGACGATGGCGGCCTCGACCGTGCTGGCGCTGGTGAACCTGCTCGACGCGGCAACCCTCGTCGCCAGCGCGGGTACGTCCGGCGTGCCGGGAATGAACCTGTTCTCGACGACCAACGATCCCTCGCTCCTGGCGGCTCCCGATGGGTTCCTGATCCTTGGCCCCTACGAACTTCTGGTTGTCAACCTCGCCACGTTGCCTGCCGCCAATACGTCGGTGAACGTCACCGTGGACGGGGGGGAGTACGCTTGAACGACACGATCCTCTCTGACCTACCGCGCTGGAAGAACCTCCGGGGCGACGAATCGACGGTCCATCTGGCCGGTGAGACGTTCAGCGTCCTCGCCGCGCCGGCCGGGACGCTCACGGGGAACACGCTCGCCGCTGGCGTGACGGCGTCGAGCCTCACCAGTTTCGGCAACTCTCCTTCGTTCGTGACCCCCAACCTGGGGACTCCTTCGGCCGGAGTGCTGACCAACTGCACTGGCACGGCAGCGGGCCTGACCGCCGGCAACGTCACCACCAATGCCAACCTCACCGGCCCCGTCACCTCGGCCGGCAACGCCACCACCATCGCCTACTTACCCGCCGGCATCATCCGAGGGCAGCGAGGTGGACTCGTCCTCTCCAACGACGGCGTGACGCCCAACACCATCCTCGACGTGGCCCTGGGTTGCTGCCGCGACTCGACGGATGCCTACTCACTGTACCTGTCGAGTGCCTGGACGAAGACGACGGCGACGTGGGCGAGCGGCACGGGCAACGGCGGCCTCGACACGGGAACCATCGCGGCCTCGACGTGGTATCACGTCCACGTCGTCAGCAAGGCCGCTGGCGCGAATCCCGACGTGCTGTTCTCGCTCTCCGCGACCGCCCCGACCTTGCCCAGCACTTACACCCTCCGAAGGCGCATCGGTTCGTTCCTGACGGACGGCTCCTCCCACATTGTCGCCTTCGTTCAGCGGGGCAAGAAGTTCTTCTGGGCTTCCCCCGTCGCGGAGTTCACCCTGACCAACCCCGGTGTCGTGGCGCTGACCAAGACGCTCACCGGCATCCCGACAGGCGTGCGCTGCGAGGCGCTCCTGTCCGTCCAGGCGGGAGCATCGGTCAGTGCCGACAACCCTGGCGGCGTCTACCTGTCGGATCTGTCCACTACGGACGTGACGCCCAGCGCATCCGTGTTTAGTTTCTACCAGTTCTCGGGTACGGCGGCCATCTTCCAACTGGGCGCTCAGTGCGTCGTCTGGACGAACACTAGCGCCCAGTTTCGCCTGCGTTGTCAGATCAGCACGGCGGGGACGGTGATTCGCGTGGCAACCGACGGGTGGTTCGATGACCTGGGCGACAACGACTAACTACGAAAGGGCTTACGATGACCGTGCAACTTCTTACTGACGTGGCCTTCAAGGAAGACGGCACGAGCAACGTCCTTCTGGGTCAGACGCTCGCCGATCGCGACGTCTGGCACTCCTTCGGCCTGTCGCAGGCCAACGCCAGCGACCCGGCGAAGCAGTCCGTCCAGGGACCGGGGACGTTCGACGTCTCATGCGTCGTCCACAATCAGGTCAAGCAGGGAGCGACCGCCTCGGTCGGACCTCCTGCCGCCGACACGGACTATCTCGCTTCCTCCGTGGCGCTGTTCTGCGATGGCGTCATGGTCGAACACAGCCAGGTCGTCGGCTGCATCAGCAACCCCGACATGGTGGTCGCTCGTGGCATCAGCGTGCCGTGGCGCGTGCAGATCACCGACAGCGGAACCCACGTGTTCGAGGTGAAGGTCAAGTACGTGGTCGTCACGGCGGTACAGACGAACGTTCGTCCCGCCACGATCTATGACCGCGTCATCGTGGCGGGCAGCGAGTACGGTGCTGACTGGCTGAGAGTAGACAAAGTGGCGTGACCGCGCCTCGTTCATTGGCTCTCACAGCCGCGCAGGATGGCCCCGAGCAGAGTGGTGAGAGCCAGGAACGAGATCACGACCAGTACGCGCGACAGGACGAACCAAACGCCGGTCCAGAATTTCACGTGACTCGCCCGATGAAGGTGCTGACCGCCTCGATGACGCGATCGGCGGTCCAACCGTGGTAGTGCCCGACGACCAGCGCCGTCGCCACGTCCATGAGGCTCGTGACGTAGGGCACGACGCGACTCTTACTCGTCTTCAGCCAGGTCCGCAGCCCGCCGAGACGCTCGCTGAACTTCTGCCTCGCGAGGTAGGCACTCTCGATCGACCGCTTCCGCCCGACGAGGCTGATGACGGCGCTCTCGCGCTCCAGACGGCCGACGAGCGTTTCCTCCTGCCTGGGGTGCTTCTCGATACCCTTGGCGGCCTCGTCGCATTCGAGTCCAATGGTGACGAAGCGGTTCTCCAGGCGGCTTACGCGCCACTGGACGAGGCCGTGGAGGAGGGCCAGCAAGATGCGGATGAGGTAGTAGCAGACTGCGATCATGGTCGTCTCCGAGAGGTGAAGAGTGGAGAGCGCACGGAAGTTGTACTGGTCGATGAGGACAGCGTCCAGTAGAATCCAGATTGCCTCTTCACTGTTCCGGCCTCTGGCGGTTTCACCCGGAGCCGCCAGGGGTTTTCCCCTGTCAGAACGACGATGAGCGACTTCTTCGACGACCATCACCGAATCGCCGTCGCGCTCGAAAGCATCGCGGCGGACTTCCACAAACTCGTCGAACATGCGCTCGGAAGCATCACCGGCATCCGAGTAGAGCCGGGAACCCCAACCCCAAGAGGGCAGGCAATGGCAAAACCGAAAGTGAGCGTTCTGAAGATGGCGGCAGGCGCGGCAAAGGCAGCGCCTCCGAAGAAGATGGCGGCAGGTGCGGTGCCGGTTGATTTCGTTTTCGGCGACAACCAGGACAGCACCTGCACGGTGTTCGCGACGAACAGCGCCGGGGACAAACTCTCGATCGACGGAGTCGCCACGCTCACCGTCAGCAGTTCTGATCCGCTCACGGTCAGCGTCGATCCGCCGGTCGGGGCCACGTTCGTGATGCACGGGCTAAAACTGAGCGTGCCCGGCACGCCGGTCGAAATCACCGTCACGGCGACGTGGAATCCGCCGGCCACCGTTGGACCCTTCTCGTTTTCGCTGCCGGTGGACACGACCGCCGGGCCAGCCGGCGGGATCGTGGTGGTCCCTGGAACGCCGACGACGCGGCCCTGATCAAACGACGTGCTTCCACGTCACGCCACGTACAACGTCTCTGACGGTTTCCGCATCTACTTCGAGACTTCTGGCGATGGCGTTCATGCTCTCGCCAGAAGCGCGACGGCAGCGAATCTGATGGACTGATTCGCTGGTTAGTTTGCTGTTCGGCTTCTGCTCTCCCCGTGACTGGCGGCCCTTGGAGACGCAGTCATCGTGGTTGTCCTGATCGGTGCCGACAAACAGATGTCCGGCATTGACGCAGGGAGGATTGTCGCAGCGATGGAGGACGAAGAGACCATCAGGGACGGGGCCGTTGGCGAGTTCCCAGGAGAGTCGATGAGCCAGAATCATGCCGCCACCTCTACCGCCTTTTCCAAGAACGCCATACCCAGCGTCATTGGTGGCTCCCGCCCAGAGGATGCAGCCAAGTGGAGTCTTGTTACCGAGTTGAGCGAAGAAGCGGTCAGCCAGCGGAGTACGCGGAAGAACTATGCAAGGCTTGGAGCAGAACAACCCCTTTCCGGCAGCGATCCGGCTCGGCTTCTGGTGGAACTCCCGGCCGCAGGTTCGACAGACGCAGTTGTTCGCGATAGACTGAGATGGCATTTCTGAGCCTCCAATCAAGGTTCAGGGTGCAGAGATGGACGTGCGGGTTACACGTCCATCTCATCGTACAACACGCCGGACAACCGGCAAGAAGCACCTGTCTGGAGTGGTGCGGGGCCGGCGGTCTGGGAGAGGGCCGGCCGGCCCGTTTTCTTTAGCGCACGAAGAAAGCGTAATGGCGGGTGAGGGTGAGGTGATGGACGCAGCAGCGTGGACGATGATGATTGTGACCTGCGCGGGAGCGATTGCAGCGGCGGTCGTGTCCGTGATCAACGCTTTGCGCACCCCGCCCGGCGTCGTGACGGTCGAGAAGAAGGTGGATGACGTCCACACCATCGTCAACAACCAGCGGACGGCGATGATGGCGGAAATCGACACCCTCAAGGGCATGGTTCACCGATTGGTCGGCGAGCGCGAGGACAAGGCGCGCGGCAAGACGCTGATGGAGACGGCCTCCGACGCCGCTGAAGGACTGCTCGACAAGGCGAAGGGCGTGGCCAAGGATCTGGAGGCAGGAGTCGAAGAAGTCGTACCCGACGTCCGGCCGAAAATGTACCCACCTGCCGGATGGGTGCCGCCACCTCGCCCGAAAGGTGAACAATCGTGATCGTCACCGTACTCGTCATCCTGCTGATTCTCTTTTTGCTGGGTGGTGGTTGGGGTTATCGATCCGGCAATCCCTACGTCGGCGGCGGTGGAGGTTTGTTGGGGTTGGTCGTTCTCATCGTCCTCATTCTCTTGCTCCTCGGTCACATCTGATGAGGAGCCGGTAACACTCTCTCGAAAGGAGGTGCCCAGTGCCTGCTGGGATGATATTTCTGGATGCTCATGATCTTCGTCGCGGTCTTCGGCGGACTCTACGGGTACGGTCCTGAGCCGTATCGCCGTGGCTTCTTCAGCGGGTTCGGAATCGTCCTCTTCCTCCTGCTGTTCCTGCTCGGCTGGAAACTGTTCGGGTTCGTCGTCACGTGAGGGGATGCCCCACCTGACCCCTTCCCGGTCGGCTCCTGGCTCGCCATCAGCCAGGACGACTTCGCGCCGGCCCTGATCACGTTCGAGGCGGACGGCACGTTCCGCACAGGCCAGCGCAAGGGGCGCTGGCGGTTGGTGGACGACGAGGCGAGACTGACGCCGGAAGACGATGGCGGCGGTTACTGGTTGCTCTGGGAGGTGCCATGACGGAGCGCATGAAAGAGGTCGATCGCATCGTAACGGGATTCGTCCTGTACGCGGCCGTCTTCGCGAGTGGCGTGACGTTCGGCATGTTGCTCTATCTGTTACACCATTGACCCTGGAGGTTCCCTTGACGCCGCAGGAGCGAGTCAGGTTGGCACTCAGGCTCCGCGAATTGTGGTGGCAGCATGGAGCGCCTCTCATGGGAGAAGACGGTCTGGTTCCGGCTGATTTCATCAACCGATCCGACGTGATGGAGATTCTCGTTGCCCTCGATCCGGCTCTGCCGAAGCCTTGACAACGAACAACGTCGCCCGCATTGGAGGTTCTTATCGTGACGGAACAAGCATGCGCTCCCAAGCGCCATCCCGTACTCCTGAAACCGCACGGCCGCAAGAAGGCCGCAGCACCCTTGCCGAGCGAACCACCGCTTCCCATCTGGCCCTCGTTCACCGGCACCAGTACGTTCGCCGGCACCTCGCCCTCGGGCAAGGTCAACGTCTGGTACGACGCCACCCTCGGCGATCCCTGCCTCGCTAACGCACAGGCGCTCGTCGCCGACGCCGACCGCATCGTAGCGTTCAACGACGGGATCTTCGGCAGCGTTGGTGGCAGCACCAACGTCATCATCTTCGCGCTCGGCGGCAACACCGATGGAACGGGCGGCGCGGATCACATGGGTTGCGACTACTCACTCGGCCCCAACATCGAGGTCTGCGCGGCCTTCGGGCAGGATGCTCGCGTGAGTGCGCTGTACGAGGCCGAGTTGAGCGAGTGCAGCATGGGCGGGATGCTGTGCGGCAACAGCACGGGCGAGGCGCTGTCGCGCTGGTGTTCGATGGTCGTGAGCAACGACGCACTGAAGGACTTCGCCAGCGCGCCGGTGTGGGACGCCGACGGCCGCGCGAACTGGGTGGACACGACCGAGCCGACCGATCAGAACTACGACTCCATCGGGGCAGGGATGGCCTTCCTGTCGTGGCTCCAGTCGAAGGGTTCGACGCTCGCTCAGATCGCGCAGGCGATGGTCGGGCTGGGCGACAGTGGCACGCTGGCGCAGTTGTACGAGAAACTGGGCTACGGTGCGGCCTCCGCTGCCTGGACTGACTTCACGGCGGCACTGGCTACCCTGACTACCCTGACTGCCCCGATCACCAGCGACGATCCGTTCGGCGGTGCGGCCCCTCCACCTCCGCCTCCGCCTCCACCGCCGCCACTGGTGAGCAAGTGGGACTACTGGCTCTCCATCGACCAGATGACCGGAGCGCCGTCGATCGCGCTACAGGCACCCGCCGGGTCGTTCGCGGCAGCGCCAGCTCTGCACGCGAACTGGGCCGTGCTGATCCCGCTGGCGCTGAAACTGCTCATGGACGCCAGCAATCCCGGCACGCAGTTGTTGACCATCGAAGCGGACGTGGCGGCCATTGTGAAGTCGCTGCGAGGTTGACCTTCAGCAAGACCCGGACTTGTTGTCCGGCGCGGCACGGCCTGGAAGGTGTAATCGTGCCGGGAGGCCGCTCCGAGACGCCGGGTCTGCGGAGCGGCACCGAAATTCGAGGAGAGCAACCCTTGGGGTTGTACGCTCGGCAGTGGGAGCCGGCGGGGCTGTTCCGGCCTCGCCGGCTCTTTTCGCACGATGCGCGCAATGCGGCTTCTACGTAGATTACGAGTTCACCTTAACCGCATTTTCTTGCGACAGTTTGTCTGAGGAGTACGTCATGCCTGTGAACGCCGACGTCGAGGTTCTGGCCGTCACCACCAATCCCGTGACGGTCGGCGTGGATTTCGGCGCGACCTTCCGCGTCACCAACACCGGCAGCATCCCCCTTGACCCAGCGGTCAACTTCAAGCTCGGAAGTCAAGACCCCCAGGATACGACGCAGTGGGGGCTGAACCGTGTCGCGCTGCCGCAGGCGATCCAACCCGGCGGGCAGCTCCAGTTCGACGCCGTGGGGTTCATCCCCCAGAAGCCCGGCGCGTTCCAGTTCGCCTGGCGGATCGTGCAGGAGGGGATCGCCTGGGGTGGAACCATCAAGCAGTCGATCCTCCTGAGCGTCAACCAGGGCACGGGGCCACCTCCAGCGCCCACGCCAACGCCCAACCCATCCGGCCTCATCACAGCGCCACAGGACGTCTCGAAATGGCCGGCTCAGTACCTCTCGGGAGGGCTGGCCTCCATCTTCATCCTGAACACGGGTCCGTTCCTGGCCGACGTCAACCCGCCCGTCCAGTACAGCGCCAGTTTCAAGAACGACACCACTCGCACGATCACCCTCTACAAGGTCATGGACTGGCTCGGCGTGGACTTGAACGGCCAGATGGACACGCAAATCTACGCCATCAGGGCCAGCGACCAGAGCTTCATCTTCCTGTCGCCGTCGGACCACTACGCGAACGGTTCTCGGGGCAACTTCCGCTATCACGACTTCCCGCAGGGAATCACTCTCGCCCCCAACGACAGCGTGACTCTGGCGTGGTTCGCCAGAGGCTTCTCACGTGGGGTCCACGCCCACTACCAGACCGTGTTGTACTACCAGGGTTGACGCCGGAACCGCCACGTGGTAGATCACCTCCGCCTCTTTCGTCTGTTCCGGCGCTCCGGGCGTTCTTCCGAGGAATGCTCGGGGCGTTTTTCGCGCGCTGGGAAATTCTCGGAATTCCTGAATGATCGCACGCGCGACCAGCGTATAGGAATAATAGAGGGGTCTCCCCGACGCCTCAGATCCAAGAGGAGATCGACCAGCATGTCTTGCACCAATTTCATCGACAACCTGTTCTCACGACCACCGCTGCCTCCCGTGCCGCTCTGCGAGTGCGGCAGTGGCGCACCCGCCGAGTACCGCATCAGCACCGGCTACAATCGCCGGCCCACGTCCCGCATGGTGTGCGAGGCGTGCTACCTCGACCAGCGCGACTACGAAGACTCCCAGAGGTGAAAAATGCGTCCCGCGACGAAGTTCACGCCGGGCGAGTGGAAGACTGTGAAGCCCGGCCACGGCCACGAGACGCCGCACGCGGTACAGGAGTGGATCGCGGCGCACTACCCCACACCCGAAGGAGAGGGGCAAGAACCATGATCGATCTATCCACGCCGCTCGGGACCGAGACGCAGCGATCGATAGCGCGCTGGGCAGAGGAGACGTTCGGGCCGGCCTCGAGTAACGCGCGCGTCGCCGCCAGAGCGAACGAGGAGATGGCCGAACTCCTGCGAGCGCTGACGGCAAACGACAACCACCCCAAGGCGGCCGAAGAAATCGCCGACGTGGTCATCGTCCTGTGCCGGTTGTGCGACCGCCTCGACCGCGACTTGGGAGCCGACGTCACCTCGAAGATGGCCGTCAACCGATCCCGAATCTGGACGCGCGACGGCAGCGGGCACGGCTACCACCAGCGCGCCAAGCAGGAGATCCCCGAATGAGTTGTCCCACCTGTGACCACACCCTCGACGGCATCGGCCACGGCATGTTCCACTGTCCTCGATGCGGCACGCTTGTGTCGCACCCGAGACTCTTGCTCGTCGTTCCGTCTCTCATTTCGCGCTGCCGGCGATTCTCGCATGAATGTCTCGCACAGGTGCCGCTGTTACACGATCGCTGGAAATCCATCGGCATCGCGGAGTCCATCGACGTTCCTGAAGCGCGAGGAGAAGTCTGATGGAATCATGGAGAACCGTCTGGCGCAAGGCAGTTGCCCCCTTGATGCCGCATAAAGGTCTTGTAGCGCTGCGAGACGCCCTTCTCGCGGATGACCCGTCGCTGTTGCAGGGTGCCACTACCTCGCCGCCGCCGCTGGCCTGCGTGCAGGATTGGGACGTGGAGGCGGCTTGTCTGGTCGGCTTCTGCGGCTGGAAGAATGGCCTGAAGACTGTTGGCGAGGTCGAGGAGTTCTTCGCGAAGTGCTGCTACAAAATCGACCAGACGCTCTGCGAGCCAGCGGGATGCCGATGGTTCCTGAACTTCTGGGATGAAACTCCACGGCATGAGTTGATCCAACTTCTTCTTCCCGAGGTCGAGTTAGCGCTTGCGGAAGGAGAACCATCGTGATCACCACCTTCAGCGAATTCGCGCAGACCCTGTCCGACGCCCTCGTCAAGGCCAACTGGACGTACACCCTCTTCGAGGGCAAGCCGCACTGGACGCACCAAAGCGGCCTCGAAGTGATCCTCGCCGCGGGCCACAGCGTCCACCTGCACCAGGGCGAGGATCGCACCACCCTCACCACGCGCAAGCACAACGCCGTCAGGGCGGCGCAGGACGTGGCGGAGCAGGTCGCCGGCCACCTCCGCAGACTGACCGTGCGGACGCGCGTCTGTTCGTGGTGCCACCACGCGAACGAGGCCGAGAAGCCCGGCCCGATGAAGTGTCATTACTGCGGCCATCGCTGCGACGTGTCGCGGATAAACTGCGATTGCCTCGTCTGCAAGGCGCTGGCGAACGAGGCATATCCGAGGAAGGAGTGAGACGATGAAGTGTGCTGATTGCCGTGGAAGAGGCAAGGTGGATGTTCGCTGTTTCGGTTGGAACGGCTCGGAGTACCACGACAAAACGTGCGAGGCGTGCAAGGGGACCGGAGAGTGCGAGCAGAAGTACGCCTATACTTTCTCGCTCTGGCCCGACGAAAATGGCACCTTCCACGAAGGACTCTTCGACGTATTCCGCCTGCTCCAGACGCGCGTCGAGATGGCGTTCACCGAGGAGGGATTCCGCGACTTTCGCGCGAAGATGAACCTCGACGGATTCACGCTCCGAGCAGTCGTTCGAGTACCCCAGATCGAACCGGAGGAGGTTGCCTGATCCACCGTGCGAGATGGAGGCGGCAGAGCCGATGGGGCCGCTGGTGCAAACAGCGGTTTCCGCTTGTGAAGTAGCGGATAAAGGCTCGTGGCGTCTCGACTGAACGGAGCCTCGCCAAGGGCCGAGTTCCGCCAGATTAGGTCAAGGTCTGGCACCACACACGAAGGAGTAGACGATGCAAGAGAAACTGCAACTGACCGGCCTTTTCCGCGACGACGCGGCAACGCCGGAAGGTAAGTATCTGGTCAAGCGCCGCGACGGCTCAGTCGTCGAATGGCCGCGGAGCAGATCGCCGGCCACGTCCGGCTGAGAATGCAACCGGGGCAGATCGCCCCGTGAAAACACGAGAGAGCAACTTCGCCGGCCGTTCCATGACGGCCTCATGGAGGCGAGGTATCCCGCACCCCCTTCGCGTGCGGTGTAGAAAGCCGGGGTGACAGCCTGGAACGAGACGGGCACCGCTGCTGGCCTGAGCAGGCCGAGAGCGTACTCTGGGATCTAGCGGCACCCGGAGCGGCCAGCAGCCAAACCACGCAAGCCGGTCAGGGAGCGTCTTCGGCATCAGGCGACGGTCGAAGGCGCTTGCCGGCTGGGACTCTTGGACCGCCAGTTGTCAACGCCCGTACCTTGTTGGTACGTGGCTGATGGCGGCCTGACCGGCTGCACCATACACCACCAGCGGACAGCCCTTTCTTCATGGGGCATAGTGGACGAGGGCAGCGCCAGGGCGTTCCTGGCGCGTCCGCTGGTGGCCAATCAGGAGGATGCCGTGGCGATCTACGTCGATAAGTTGCGCGATTGGGGTTGGCGTCTCGGACCATCGTGCCACCTCATTACCGATGGCACGAACGAGGAACTACACGCCTTTGCGGCGTCCATCGGCCTGCGCCGCGAGTGGTTTCAACAATCGTCTTCTTGGCCGCACTACGACCTGACGGCCAGCCGGCGACTCGCCGCCATCGAGTCTGGGGCCGTGGAACTGGAGGATCGTCCCTTCCACGAAATTCTGAGGCTCTGGCGCAACGTCGCCATCGCTCGGCTGAAGGCCGCGAAAGACGAGCAGGAGCGAGAGAAGATCCGCGCCGACCTCTACCGCTGATGGAGTCTGAGCCATGTTCGTGACCACCTTGCACACCCGCGAAGGACTGCGGCTGATCCTGCCGGACAAGAGCGAGATCCTCGTTTTGATCGTGGACGCGGCACAGGGTAAGGCGCGGCTGGGCATCGAGGCGGACAAGAGCGTCGTCATCCGCCGCGAGGAAGCATCGCCCAAACCGGAGGAGTCGAAGTGAACGCCCTCGAATGCTCCACTGTCATCCTGATCGACGCGCGCGGCGTCTGCACGGTGGAGATCGCCGATAGCGAAGGCGAGGTGCATTCGTACTCCATCGCCCCGGCCGCGCCGGGCTTCGACGCCTGGGCTTGCACCCTGACCCGCCTCGATGGTGAAGGGGAATCGCCCTACCGCGTCTCGCTGAACCTGACCGGCTCGTGGCGCTGTGCCTGTGGAGACGCCGTCTATCGCGCTCGCAAGGCGCGGCGGTTCTGTAAACACGAAAAGGCGGTCGCGCCCATCTACAACCTGCTCCGAAGACTCTTACCCGAGGACGCCAGATGAAGAAGTCCGAATCCATCGCCAACCTCGCCAAGGCGCTCAGTGCCGCACAGGGCGAGATCAAGAATCCCACCAAGGACTCGTCAGCAGACACCGGCAAGTACAGATACGGCTATCTCAGCCTGCCGGCGCTGCGCGAGGCCATCACGCCCATCCTGGCGAAGCACGGCCTGTCCGTCGTGCAGTCGGCCGGCAGCGGCGAGCGAGGCCCGGTCGTGACCACGCTCCTGATGCACCTCTCGGGGGAGTGGATCGAGAGCGATCCGCTGGCGATTCCTGTCGGAAAATCCGACGCGCAGGGCTGCGGAAGCGCGATCAGTTACGCCCGCCGCTATGCCCTCGAAGCCATGTTCAGTCTCGCCGCCGAAGACGACGATGGCTCTGCCGCGAGCCAACCGGCACCAAGGCAAGCGGTCGCCGCGACGAAGGTTGCACCGTCGCCCGAACTGACGAGGCTGAAGGAGTTCGACGCGGCGATGACCGCCGAAGGCTTCAGCGCCCCCCTCGACCGCCTCCGCGCTGCTGGCCGGATAGCCGAACACCTGGGCTTCGACCGCAAGAAATCGACGACGTGGAGTCCGCAGCTCTGGCAGGAGATCGAGGAACAGAACGTCAAGTTCGAGCGAACCAGCCTTCAGAACCTCGTCGCTAGTCTCCTCGACGCCAAGGGCGAGACGCCCGACCGCATGCTGGCCTGGCTGAAGGCCAAACCCGGCACCAGCCTCGCCATGCTCGACGTGGCCGATCTGCGGGAGGTCGTCGCGCGGCTGCGACCCCTGCCCGACGTGGCCGCCGCGAAGGCGTGAGGAGGCACCAATGGATGACTTCGAGAAGTGGATGAAGCAGACGTTTCGGCGTGCGAAGCAGCACGTACTCACCGCCGACCACAACGTCTACTTCGGCCAGAATCAATTCGCCACCATCCTCACGGCCGAGCAGGCACGCCGCCTCGCCGAACACCTGCTCGCTTTGGCGTCGGCCAATGGCCTCGTGGAGGAGGGTTGAGAATTCCGAAGATTTCGTGAAATTCCTCCTTGCCGCTTTCACGCGGCAGGGTAGAACAGATCGAGCCGCTTAGTACCCGGCAATCGACCCCGCCTCGAACACCTTTCGCGGTCCCTCGTGGGGACTCCTCTTGGGATGGAATTACGGCAGAGCGGGGGGCCGGCCATCGGTACGACCAGGGGAGTCCCACCAGGGGCCGCGATTTCGTTTCGCCCCACCTTCACCACTTCGGCTCGCCGCATGAGGCAGCGAGCGCGGAGAGACTATGCGCCCGGAATCAGGTCATGAGCGAAAGTTGTCCGAAGTGCGGACCCGTCGATCCGTACTTGCGCTGGAAAACGCTGGTTGACGGCCGACTCGCCATCGAGGCCAGTTGCCCCTCGTGCAAGCGCTGGCTGAAATGGGCGGCGCAGACCCTCGACAACGTCGAGCAGGCGAACCACGCGATCACCGAGACGCCCCAGCAGACAGAGTTGTTTGGAGGCCAACCATGACGCAGGAAGCCCGCGCCTGGCGCGAAGCCGCCGGCTTGCTCGCCGACCTGTTCCTCGAGCGGTTCTTCAACCGCTTGGATTGCAGCGGAGCCTACACTCCGTTGGCGCAGAGGGGTAAGCCGAAGACCGGCGATCCCACCCACAACGTCCCGGCGAGTTACACCAGCAAGCACCCCGTCGATGCCGCGCGACTCGCCAGACACCTTCGCGGCCTGCGCCCCGAAGACGTGATCGGCGCGCACACGACCAGCACGGAGAATACCTGCAAGTGGGGCGCGTTCGACGTTGACCGCCACGACGACGAGACGGACCCGCGCAAAACCCTCGCCACCGCGCAGGCTTTGCGCCGCGATGCGATCCAGAGAGGTTTCCGGCCACTACTACTGCACAGCAACGGCAAGGGCGGCTACCACCTCTTCCTGTTCTTCGCGGCCCCGGTGCCCTGCCGCGATCTGTTCCGACTCCTGGCGCAAATGGCGAAGGCGGCGGACTTCGCCGGCGAGCATTTCCCCAAACAACCCGCCGTGAAGGTAGGCGGTTACGGGAACTGGCTCCGTTGCCCAGGCCGGCACCACACGCGCGAATTCTGGTGCGAGGCGTTCGACGGCGAAGCATGGCTTGCCGGCGCTGCCTGCGTCAACTGTGTTCGTGCCTGCCTTACCTGCCCTGATGACCCCGCTCTCGTGCCGGCGACGAAGGCCGACCTGCCGACGCCGATCCACGTGCGGCCTTCCGTCGCCCGTCGCCCTTGCGCCAGTCTCCACGAACGAATTGCCCGCTATGCCGCGCGTCTGCCCAGCCTCGAAGCCGGCCAGGGGCGCAATCGCACCGCCTTCGCGTTTGCCGCGTTCCTCGGTCGAGACGTGAACTTATCCGACGCCGATGCTCTGGCGTGGCTCGCTGGCTGGGATTCCGGCAACCGGCCTCCGCTGGGCGAAGGCCGTCTCGCCGAAGTTCTTCGCTGCGCCCACGCCTACGGTGCCCACGCCTACGGATCTGGGTTGAGGGCCAAGTCATGACCGCAGACGAAGCACGAACAGCCATCAACGGAGCCAAGACCGTCCAGACTCCCCTTGCGCCTTACGTTCCCCTCGCTCTCACGGAGTCCTACGCGGCGTTCCCCACGGATCGCCTGCCCAACGCCGTTCGTCGTCTCGTCGAGGACGGTGCCTCCGCGCTGGGATGCGATCCTGCCTTCATCGCGCTGCCGGCGCTGGCCGCGTGCGCGGCGGCGATCGGCAACAGTCGCGCGCTCAAGCTCAAGCGGACGTGGTGCGAACACTCGATCCTCTGGACGGCTCCGGTCGGCGAATCGGGCACCCTCAAGACGCCGGCCTATCGCCTCGCCATCGCCCCGCTTCACTCGATCCAGCGCGACTGGATCGAGCGCCACAAACTGGAGACGGCGCGCTTTCAGAACCTCGAAGCCAGCGAGGACGAGCCGCCCCCCGTCAAGCCCGTCCTGCGCCGACTGATCTGCTCCGACGTGACCATCGAGAAACTGGCCGAAGTTCTCGAAGACAACCCGCGCGGCGTGCTGATCGCTCGCGACGAATTGTCCGGCTGGTTCGCCAGTTTCAGCCGCTACAAGGGTAAGGCCGGCGGCTCGGACGTGCCCAACTACCTCGAGTTGTACTCCTGCGGCAACGTGACCTACGACCGCAAGACCGGGGACCGGCCCCTCGTCGTTGTCGATGACGCGATGGCGAGCATCACGGGCAACATACAACCCGGCATCCTCGCCCGCTGTCTGACGCAGGAGTATCACGACAGCGGCCTTGCGGCCCGCATTCTCATGGCGATGCCGCCGCGCCTCACGAAGCGCTGGAGCGAGGCGGACGTCAGCGATGAGACGTCGGCGGATTACCGCTCCCTGATCGAGCAACTCGCCAATCTGGAGATGCACTCCTTCAAGGACCGTAAGGGACCGGATCGGCTCGAACTGACCCCAGGTGCGCGCACGGCCTGGATCGGCTGGTACGACTCCTGGGCCGTTGTCCAGGCCGAAGCCGACGACGAGCAGCAGGCAGCTTACTCGAAGATCGAGGCCGTCGCCGCCCGGATCGCTCTGGTGCATCACGTCGCGTCCGAAGTGCAATTCGGGCGACCAGCGTTGAGCAAGGTGCCCCTCACCAGCATGGAGTGCGGAATCGACCTCGCGCGCTGGTTTGCCCGCGAAGTCCGGCGCATCTACGCCATCCTCAAGGAGACGGAAGGCCAGAAGCAGACGCGCAAGTTGTGCGAGTGGGTGCAAGCCAGAGGAGGCGCTTTCGCACGCGACCTCCAGCGCCGTTCACCGTCCCGTTACACGACCGCCGAGTCGGCCGACGCCGAACTCAACCTCTTGGTGGAGATGGGACTTGCGCGATGGGAGATAGTGCCAAGCACCGAGAAGGGAGGGAGGCCGACCCGAAGATGCATCCTGACCGACAAAACTACTACTGACACCTCTGACAAAACTGACAAAACTGACGATACTGACAATACTGACAGAGCTTCGTAGGGTTGCGTCTGTTCTGTCTGTTCTGTCAGTTTTGTCAGTTTTGTCAGAGGTGTCAGTAGAGGTAGAAACGTGGAAGACAACAGAATGTTCACCAGATACCTGATGATGGTAGACAAACTGTGCGAACAGCCGCTCCTGCCCCTCGGCCTCGACGGCGCGATCGGCGTGCATGCGCCAGACTGCCCCATCCTTCGCGGCCGGCCGTGCGCTTGCCGGATGGAGCGAAACTGCTCTCTACCACGCCTTCCCAAGAGCGCCATGAGGTGAACTGATGAAAGCGATCAGTCTTTGGCAGCCCTGGGCGAGCCTCGTCGCTCACGGCCACAAGAAAATCGAGACGCGCTCGTGGAGATGTCCCTTGCAGCCAGGAACGCTGCTCGCCATCCATGCCGCGAAGAGGTGGAACAGTGAACTCGCCATCCTTTCCTCCACGATTCCCTTCGTCGATGCACTGAAGGGTATCGCTACCTACGGCGGTCGAGGATGGCCGAACCTGCCGTCCGGCGTCATCGTCGCCGTCGTGCGATTCGCCGAGTGCATCACCACGACGGAAGCCCTGATGCGCCCTCGCCTCGTTACGAACTGGGAAGGCCATTTCGGCAACTATGGAGGCGGTCGGTTCGCGTGGATCTTCGACCGCATCCTCCGTATCGACGAGCCGGTTCGAGAACCGGGGAGGCAGAGCATCTGGGAATGGAAGCCGCCCGATTCGCTCACCGACGCGATCAGCGACCTGACTGAGAGGCCGACTCATGGTCTGGACTGCCTGGCTCAAAGTTAACTCCGGCGACTGGCAGCGCGTCCTGATGGCCCCGACCGAGCGCGAGTGCTGGCGCAGACTGTTGGCCCTGCCGAAGGCCGGCCAGAACGTCGAGATGCTGTGCAACACCGGGAAGCATCCAGACCACAGGAGGAAACCGCGATGACCCCCTTCCCCGACCTGACGCTGACCGAAGCAGATGCCTTTGCGTCGCGCGAGGGCGAAACCGCCCTCGCCTGGGAGCGCTTCGATCGCTGGCTGCGCTGGTGGCGTGAGAACAACGAGGACGATGAGCGCGACGACCTGGCTCTCATCGACTTCTACGCGGAATGGTCAAAGGAGAACGACACGTGAGTCAGATCACCGTCCGAAACGTCGTGTCGAGGCGCACGCAGGAAGGACTCGTGGAGATCCTCCACGACGACATGCTCTGCAACACGGGGAAGCACCCGGACCACAGGAGGAAACCACGATGAACCTGAAGATCATCAGCGGCGGTCAAACCGGCGTCGATCAAGCCGCCCTGAGAGCGGCGAGGACGTGCGGCCTCGAAACGGGAGGCTGGGCACCGCACGGATGGTTGACCGAGGCCGGCCCTGCGCCGTGGCTCGCTGAGTACGGCCTGCACCAGCACGACGAATCTGGCTCTCCAGCGTTCCTCTATCGCGCACGAACCGAGGCGAACGTCATGGCCGCCGCTGGCTGTGTGTGGTTTGGCAACCCGCACTCGCCGGGCGGCAAACTCACTCTCGGCCTATGCGGCAGCGCCGCCTACATCCCCCAGTACGTCGTCATGGACGCCTCGACGCCGAAGGACGTGGCGAACTGGATTTTCGGCTACCTGCTCGATGGTGAGCCGGAAGACGCTACCATCGTCGCCTTGATCGCCGGCAACAGGGAGTCGAGCAACCCCGGCATCGGCGCGAAGGTCGAGACGTTTCTCGTCGAGGTGTTTCGTCTGCTGAAGGAGATGAAATGAGTCAGATCACCGTCCGAAACGTCGTGTCGAGGCGCACGCAGGAAGGACTCGTGGAGATCCTCCACGACGAAGTCCTGATCGGCCAACTCGAACCCGAAAACGCCCGTCAACTCGCTGGACAGATCCACGAGTGCGCCGCCGTGGCCGAGACGGAGGCGATGCTCGTGGCGTTCCTCATGCGGCGCGTGAAACTGACACTCGAACAGGCCGTGCAAGTCCTCGCCGACTTCCGCACTCAGAGAGAGCAGGTGAAGACATGAACGAGCAAGAGAAACCGCCCTTCGCGCAATGGTGTATCATCGAGCTGCTCGGGCACGTCCGCCTCGGCGGCTTCGTGTCCGAGGTGACGATGTTCGGGGCGGCCTTGTGCCGCATCGACGTACCCGATCCCAATGGCGAAGGCTTCGCCCTGACGCAGTTCGTCGGCGCGGCCGCGATCTACCGCCTGACGCCGTGCAGCGAGGAAGCGGCGCGAGCCGTCGCAGCCGCCAACCAACCGCGGCCCGTGAGCGTCTACGAGATGCCGAAACTCGTGAAGAAGGAAGAGGGCTGGGGCGACGCGGACGACCGGGACGACGACGAGGCGTGGAAGCCATGAGCGTCCCCGCCAACGCCGACAAGTACGCCGACTTCATCCTCGCCGAGAAACTGCTCGACGAACTTCGCTCGACTCTCTTCGCCGCCATCGAGGAAGGCCGTGCATGGCGTTTGCACCTCGGCCCTGTCAACGGGGAAGATCCCCGTGCGGGGATCAAGATTTGCGGATGGATCGCCCCAGCGAAGGAGCAGACGTGAGTGAATTCGACCGCCTCGTTCAGCGCGTCACGATTCTGGAAAGCCAGGTTCGATTCCTCGTTTCGGGTGATCGCGAAGACCTGCCCGTTGCCCCGATGCCCGATTTCCTGACCTCCCAGCAGATCGCCGACAAACTGGGCGTCAGCCCCCGAACGGTCTGGCGCATGGTCGAGAAGGGATCGCTGCCTCAGCCGATTCGCTACAACCGAAAACTCGTTCGCTGGCGTATCAGCGACGTCGAGAAGTACCTCGGAACCAAGGAAGCATCATGACCCTACCCCTCTGTGCCCGCTGCAAACAACCCGTGCCCGTCGAGGCCGACCCCTCCGACGTGGTGCTGCACGCCGACTGCAACCGTGCGGCTCACGACGAAGCCATCGCCCGACTGAGTCGCCGACGTTCCCTCGTGGAGCAGTTCAGGGCCAGCGACAAGCCCATCCACGCGCGGCACCGCATCGCACTCGAACAGCGAAGAGCCGAACGTCTCCAGCCATCCGAAGAGCCTGTGCCGGCTCCTCCCCTTGTCTCACGCAACCCAACGCCGCAGGTGATCTTCCTGGCGAGGATCATCCGCCAGCACGGGCCGCAGACGTGCAAAGACCTCGCACGCTGGTCTGGCCGTGACCGAGCCGACGTGGACCGCACGCTGCTGGCGAACCCGCACCTGTTCGTCCACGAGGCTGATGGCTGGCACCTGACCAGTGAGGGATTCCGGATTTCCGGAAAAGAGGAAAATTCCTGAATCCTTTCGCTCTCTCGCGCGTCTGAGCCTGTAGTCCGTCGTGGGACAGCATGAAAGCATACGCCACCAGCACACCGACTCGCGGCCCTGTCAGCGGCTGCTCTGGGGGATGGAACAAAGCCTGTGGCGGGCTAGGCCATCGACACGAACCCCAGGAGCGGCCCCTGACGGGGTTGGCGAGTTTTTTTTCGTGGAGATCCGCAAATTACGAAGTACAAGGCTCCGATCATGGTCGCCTATGGTGGCGGGGTCAACTCCACGGCTCTACTGGTCGGCATGGTCGAGCGCGGTGCGGTTCCTGATGCGATTCTCTTTGCGGACACCGGCGGCGAGAAGCCAGAGACGTATGCTTACGTCGCATCCTTCTCGCGTTGGCTGCACGACCACGGGTTCCCCTCCATTGTCACCGTCCGCAACGACGGGATGTACAAGACGCTGGAAAACAACTGCCTCCAGACGAAGACGCTGCCAAGCATCGCCTTCGGGCACAAAACCTGCTCCGAGAAGTACAAACAGCGTCCCCAGCACAAATGGGTGAAGGCGTGGAAGCCCGCCCAGGAGTGCTGGGCGGCCGGCGGCCGGGTGATCAAGCTCATCGGCTATGGTGCTGACGAGATCCACCGCGCCGGCATCAAGCACGATGACTTCTACGTCTGTGTCTATCTGCTCATCGAGTGGGGGTGGGGGCGCGACGAGTGCATCGAGGCCATCGAGCGAAACGGACTCACCACACCCATCAAGAGTGCCTGCTTCTACTGTCCCTCTTCGACCAAGAGCGAAGTCGTCTGGCTCGCGAACAACCACCCCGACCTGATGGCGCGGGCGCTGGAGATGGAGCGGGCCGCTTTGGAGTCCGGCAAACTCCAAAGCGTCCTCGGCCTCGGCAGGCGCTTCGCCTGGGAGAAGGTCATCGAGCAGGATCGCAGACAGATGAAGATGTTCCCGCTCCCTTGCGCGGAGGAAGAGGGGCCATCGTGCCTGTGTCTCTCGCCGGTCGAGTCTGGCCGAGGCATCGACTCTGAAGACGAGTAATGACCCGAACCGAAAGGAACCATCCAATGCCCGACAAACCTCTCTCCCCGCTGGGCGAGATCCACGCCCGACGGCGCGCCGCGAAAGCAGGCCGCCACCTGACGCCTCACGAGGAGCAACTCTGCGAAAGAGCAGCCTCGCGGAGCGAGTCGAACCACGAAGTCCCCTTGATCGGCCCCAAGGTGGTCGTCCTCGGCAGCGACGTCCCTCCTGCCGCTTCTGCCCCGACGGCGCACAAGTGCGGCCACGTCATCCCCCTGGCACACCTCGCAGGCCAGCCCTGTGCTGAGTGCATCACCGCCAACCGCAAGGCCCGCCGCGAGCGCAAGAAGGCGAGGCAGACGCACCCCGAACAGGGCCATCAGGAAAAGGGCCGCTTGCCGGACCTGAGCGCCTTCGCGGTCTGGTACAGCGCGTTCTCGAAGCAGTGGACGGGCACCCTCGAAGTCATCGAAGGCGACGGCCCGGTTCGCCGCTTCGAGGCGTCGGCCAGTGGGGTGTTCGACCTTTTGCGGCGATTAGATCACCTGTACCGCGAATCGCTGAAGGAGAAGCCATGCACGACGGAATCCACGTGATCCGCACCAGACGCCTCGTCTTGATCTTCGACGAGCGTGAGCAGCAGGCCACCATCACCGGCCGGCGCTCGACCAGTGGCTCCGAGGCGCTGGACGTGCAGTCCACGACGATCAGTCTGGCGCGGCTCGAAGAGATCCTCGTCGAGGCGCTGTTCGCGAAGGAAGCCAAATGAAATCCTGGCAACGTCCGGTGCCCAACGAGGCCGCTCTCCTGGCACCTCTGCTGCCCTTGGCTCGCAACCTCGCCCGGTCCTTCGCTCTGCGGATCGGTAAACGTCACGACCTCGACGTCTTCGAGGCCGATGCGCTGTTGGCCCTGGTGGAGGCCATCAGGACGTACCGATCCGACAAGGGTTGCTCGCTGCGGACCTGGGCCTACCGCGTCGTCCGTAGACGCCTCCTCGACGAAAGCCGCAGCCGCCAACCCAGGGGCGCTCGCCGGCAGAGGACCGAGCATTTCATCCCCGACACGGTGCATCTCAGTGCCCTTGCCGGCGAGAAGGAATCCAGGGTCGAACCTGCTGACGATTGGGACCGCCTTGCCGTCGTCGATGACCGCGACGAACTGGAACCTGTGCTGCGGGCGCTCTCCCCACGAGAGCGCCGCTTCGTGGAAGCCTACTATCTCGACGGTCTGCTCCAGGCGGAGATAGCCCTCCGCGAAGGAGTGCATCACACGCTCGTCAGTCGCGTGCTGAAAGAGGTCATGCGGAAGTGGAAAGGAGAGACGACGTGATCCGCCTCTCAAAGACTCAATTAGTCGCCCTCACGCAGTCCAACGCCCAGACGACTGCCCGGCCACGCTCGCCCAGGCTGCGCCAGAAGCGTAAGAAACCCCTCCAGAGCGAAGCGGCCCTCAAGACAGAGGTACTGGCCTACCTCACGCGGCAGTCGATCTGGCACCAGCGCCTGAACGCAGGAACGCAGTTCGTAGCAGGCCGGCGGATCGAACTGTGCGCTCCTGGGACGGCTGATCTGCTGATCATCCACGACGGCCGAGCAATCTTCTGCGAACTCAAAACCTCCACAGGCCGCCTCCGGGCGACCCAGAAAGTGTGGCGCGAGCGAGTCGAGAAGGCTGGCGCGACGTATCTCGTGATCCGCTCCTTGGATGACCTGATCGAGCAACTGACCACTCTGGGAGTCATCACGTGAAGACCTTCCACAAGTGCGCCTGCGGCCGGAACATCCGCAGTGTGAAGAACGACCAGTGCTGCATCTGCCGTGGTCGCAATCAGGAGCGCGACAGCCGCCTCACCCCTGAGCAGGCCGCCTACCACGAGAGTCGCATCCTCGCCGAACAACAGCGCGTGCAGGCCGAGCTGTCGCGGCTCGTCGAGGCCGGCGCGGAGAAGCGAGCAACACCAGCACAGAGGAGGAAGCGATGAGCGCAGCCGCCGTCCTGCGTGGAGAGAAGCCCTGGCACGTCGAGCAGGCCGATTGCCTCGACTTCCTTCGGACACTTCCCGAAGACAGCGTGGATCTGCTCTTTTGCAGCCCGCCATACCAAGATGCCCGCATCTACCACGAGAAGGGCCAGAAGACGGGAATCGCCCGTGGCCCTGACGAGTGGGTGGCTTGGATGCTCGAGGTGTGCGAGGCGGCCAGTCGCGTCTGTTGTGGCCTGTGCGCCTGCGTGGTCGAAGGCCGCACCAAAGCCTACCGCTACTCCTGCACGCCGTTTTTGCTGCTGGCGGATCTGCACAGGCGGGGTTTCAACCTCCGCAAGCCGCCGATCTACCGTCGCGTGGGCATCCCTGGCTCTGGTGGCCCTGACTGGCTGCGCAACGACTACGAGCCGATTATCTGCTTCACCCGAAAGGGTAAACTGCCGTGGAGCGATCCAGTGGCATGCGGCCATCCTCCGCTCTACGGACCAGGCGGCGAGATGAGCAACCGGACACAAACGGGGAGAAGGGTAAACCAGTGGGGCGGCACCGAGACTTCTGGAGGCAACCGCAGGCAGGATGGATCACGTCAAAGGACTGGCAGTCCATCGCATGAATTCGACACAGAATACGACGATCCTGAACAGACGCTCATCCCTGGAGCGGAGGCACCGTCGGCCGAGCCTTCGCGCAACTTCACGATCACCCGAGAACGTGCTGGGATGCACTCGCAGACGCAGCCTTACGCGCCGCCGGTCCTCGCCAATCCCGGCAACGTCATCGACGCCATTGTCGGCGGTGGCACGATGGGCAGCGCTCTCTGTCACGAGAACGAAGCTCCCTTTCCTGAGTCGCTTGCCGAGTTCTTCGTCCTGACCTTCTGCCCGCCCGGAGGCATCGTCTGTGACCCCTTTGTGGGATCTGGTACGACGGCAGCGGTTGCCCTGCGGAATGGTCGCCGCGCCATCGCCTGCGACCTGCGGCAGAGTCAGGTCGAGTTGTCGTGCAAGCGCATCAGTGCCGAGACGCCCTCGCTCTTCGGAGAATGACTCATGAGCCGTACCACCATCCTCGAATCCATCCTCGCCGAACGCGAGAGGCAAGACTCCCTTTGGGGAGGCGCTGAACACGACGACAAGCACGAGGTCCGCGACTGGATCGTCATTCTGGCGCGCCATCTGGGTCTCGCTTGCTACGACGGCTCGCCTTCCGACGTCTGCCACAAGACCGAGGCGACCGGCAAGTACGATCCGGCGCGCTACCGCCGTGAGTTGATCCGGTTGGCCGCCGTCGCCGTGGCCGCTCTGGAGGCCGAGGAACGCAGGAGTGGCCGATCGCGCTGGCAAGGACTCGCCAACGACCTCGGCACGCCGATCCTCGTTCTGACGCGCGAGAACCGGATCACGACCGGCGTGAGCGATTGCCTGCCCTATGCCGTCGAGGAGCGCGACTACAAGGAGGACGCCTGGGAGCGGAAGAACTACGACCTTCGCATCGAACCGAGCGAGGTGAAACCAAATGTCCTTTGAATGCCGCGTCGAAGCCGACTCCATCTCTCCCGATGGGGTCAGGCTCATCACGTTCGTCGTGACCTTCCCGAGATTCATCCTCGCCGAGGTCAACACCCATCGCATGCTGTCGCGCAACAGCGCCAGCAGCAGGGCCATTCCAGTTGAGAAACGCATTGCCGCTGTGAAGGTCGATCCTTTCGTCCCCAGCGCCTTCGGCGCGAACCAAAAGGGGATGCAGGCAGGCGAGTTGCTCGAAGATCAGGAGGCCGCACGCGCCGTCTGGCTGAACGAGGCCGCACGCGCCGTCTGCGGTGCCGGTGCCCTCGCTCAGTTGGGTGTTCACAAGCAACTCGCCAACCGACTGCTCGAACCTTTCTCGTGGCATACCGCCGTGATCAGTGCGACCGACTGGGCGAACTTCTTCGCCTTGCGCTGCCACCCCGATGCACAGCCCGAATTCCAGACCATCGCCGGCATGATGCGAGAGGCGTTCATCGCCTCTCGACCAGAACTGCTACGCCGGGGCGAGTGGCACCTTCCCTTCACGACCGAGGCCGAGCGGCGCGAACATTCGTTTGACTGGAGGAAGATCAGTGCTGGCCGCTGCTGCCGCGTGTCCTACCTGACGCACGACGGGAAGCGTGACCCCTTCGCGGACCTGAACCTTGCCGAGCGACTGATTGCCGCCACGCCGAAGCATGCTTCCCCCTTCGAGCATCAGGCCACGCCGATGACGCCCGCTGACGTTCAGCGCGGTAATTTCCGTGGCTGGCGTCAGTTTCGCCACGAGATACCAAATGAGAGCACAAAGGGTTGAAACCATGACAGACGCCGCGATGATCTGCTGGCTGCGCGAAAACCGCGACGTGGAGTCCGATCACGGCTCGGACGATTACGCCGCCGTCTTCGCTGAGATAGCCGACCGCCTCGAAGCCCTGACCACGCCGCCGGACAGACCGCCCGTGAGCGCGGCGAGGGAGGCGGAGTTGCGAGAGCATTGCCGTGGGTTGTTGCGCTGCACCTACTTGGCTGCATCGGAACAGGCTGCTCTCGACCTGCTCGCTCTCCTCGACTACCACGCCACCCGCGCCCGCCTGGCCGAATCCGTCGCCGCTGACTTGTGCAGCGACAACGAGGCGCTGGTGCAGGTGGGCGTGGCGAAGGTGGTGTCTGCCATTCAACAATTCGTCGCTTCCCTCCGGCAGGGAAGCGACGAGGCGGCACGCCTTGCGTTTACTCTGGGTGGACTCACGCAGCGACTCGTGGCGGAGCGCCCCGCCGACCTGCCGCCGCATCTGAAGACGATACAAAAGCAGCAGAAACAAGAGGAGGCTTTGCGACTGGTGATCGTCTCGCTCGAAAGCGCTCGAACTGAAGATGCCGTGCGGATAGCCAAGGAAGCGCTCGGCGACAACTGAGGTATGGATTTGTTGGTGCCGTTCAGTAGAATGAACGAGTCCGAACAGGTGCGACTAACACCTGACGGACTCTACACCATCAGCCTGCTGAGAGGCATGATCATGTCCGAGCAATCTACCTCCGCACCTGTCCCTGAACAAGTCGAGTATCGTGATCTGGCGGTGCTTGGTCTGCCAGGTTATCGCGTCGGCAGCGATGGTTCGGTCTGGACTTCCAAGTCGGGTGGCTCTCACCGTCGTCATGCTGGCACCTGGCGACTGAAGGCGCTGTGGAAGACTGGGAAGGGTTATTTACAAGTCAGCCTTCAGGACATAAACCTGCATCCAGTTCCGCTTCCATTCTTGGTGCATCGTCTCGTTCTTTCCGCGTTCGTCGGCCCTTGTCCAGAAGGATGCATCACGCGCCATTTGGATGACGACCGCACGAACAACCACCTCACGAATCTTCGATGGGGGACTCAGGTAGAGAACGTGCAAGATGCTCGTCGCAATGGGCGGCGACACAGCAAGGTGTCAGAACAAGACGTGTTAGAAATCCGTCGCCGCGCGTCTTCCGGCGAGTCAAAAAGGAAACTAGCCTCTTCCTTCAACCTGAGTTACAAGCATCTGTGTAAAATCGCGAGAGGTGCGAATTGGCCTGCCCTCGAAGAAAATCCTTGAAGTCGCTGGAGCGCCTGCGGCGGCTGGAGATGAAGATGGATGAGATCAGCAGGCTCGTAGATCCGCGCGGTGGGAACGTCATGAACTGGTTGCCGACCATCGAGAAGGTGCTGAAGATCGCGCGCGAAGCACTGGAGCAGTCATGACCGAGCAAGAATTCTTGACCCTCGAAGACCCCTCCACGCTACTCGCATGGGCCACGGGTGCGATCCGGGGCAGCACGACGCCTCATCCCCTGCCTGACGGCTACAGGGCGATGAACGAGCGGAAGTTGCGGTTGTTCGCGTGTGCGTGTATCAGGCGCTACTGGGATGGTTTGTCGGCACTGGCGAGGAACGCAGTCATCGTCGGAGAACAGTTCGCTGATGGGCTGGCGTCCGTGGATGAACTCCTCGCCGTAGAGAAGTCTTTGCCGCGCCCCCTTCACGGCGCTGAATTGTCTGCCTCGTACTGCGTATGGCCTGAAGCGCATTACGCCGCTCGCGCGATGTTGCGGGCGCTCTTTGACCACGAAAACGAATCGACCGTCAGACGCGAGGTCACCAGCATTGCATGCGCGAAAATCCTGCGTGAGATCGTCGGCAACCCCTTCCGGCCCGTCAAGGTGCGCGTTCCGGCTTTCGTACTCCCCGGCGGTCTAACAAGCCGCACGATGACCGCACCACCCTGGCTCACGCCGCAAGTCCTCTCGCTCGCGACGGCCGCTTACTCAGGAGAATGGACGGCTCTTGGCCCGCTGTCTGACGCGCTCGAAGAAACAGGTTGCGATTCGACCGACCTGTTGGAGCATCTGCGCTCAGTCGGGCCACACGTCAAAGGATGTTGGGCAGTCGATCTTATTCTCGGTAAATCTTGAATACCAAATAGTTTGCGATGCAACCGACGTTGTATGAAATGGGCCGTTTGGATAGGATGAGCGAGTCGGCTGGCGCTGTGAACGCCGCGCCGACTCTGACCACAAGTTTCCTGCCTGAACAGGAGCAACTCATGGCTACTTCTGAGACTAAGTCCGCGCGACTACCCTTTCAACCCCGCCCCGGCTGCGATGACCTGCTGTCCGTCCTCCTGCTCTGGCGACTGGCTGAACGAGTCGTCGCTCGCGAGAGCGGGTGTTGGGAGTGGACCGGAGCGACGACCGGACGCGGGTACGGCAGCATCAAGGCAACGACGCCGCACACGGGTAAGGTGGACTACGTTCACCGTCTCGTCTGCGTCTTGTGCGTCGGTGAGATTCCAACCGGCCAACAAGCTCTTCACCGGTGTGACAACCCGGCCTGTTGCCGGCCTGAACACCTCTTCATTGGCACCCAGAAAGATAACGTCGCGGACATGGACGCCAAGAAGCGTCGTCGAGTTGTTTCCCCTCCGGGTGAGGACGCTGGTGCTTCCAAGTTGACGGAGGAGCAGGTCATGGAGATCAGAAGTCGTGCGGCAGCGGGTGAATGCACCGATGGAAAGATGGCCCGTGAGTACCGCATCCACCATGCAACCCTTCGTCGCATCGTCACTCGCAAAACGTGGAAGCACGTCTCATGAACGAGCAACAGTGGGTATCCCTGCTGGGCAAGGAGTAATTCATGGCGAAGCAGTTCATCACGCAACCCAACCGCGTCGTATCCCTCGACGTGATACACGAGGCCGGCAAGAATCGCCTCGTTGTCGAGGTCGAGTCCGGCGAGCCGTTCACCGAGGAAGAAGTACGCCAGGTCGTCGAGGCTGTCCGGGCGACCGGCGTGAAGGTCGAAGGCTGGAGCGTACCGGAGAACGGAGCGTAAGCACGGCACGCCACGCCACGAGAGCAGGCTTGACTTCCCGCCACGTCGCCGCCATAATCCTAGTCGTACTAGTAAACAACGGAGGTGGTGCCGATGGCGAAGAACGCGCGCAAGCGCCCGACCGGCGGAGGTGCGGCTGACCTCCGGCGACGGGGCAAGAAAGCCCTGCTCGTGCCCCTGACGCCCGAGGTGCTGGAGTTGGTGCATCTCGCCGCCGCCGCCGCGCCGCGCATGCCGGCGAACCAGCTTGCCGCTCTCGCCATCGAGGCGGCGGCTCTGGACAAACTCGCCAGAAATGGAATCGCACCGCCTGAAAAATCCGAATAATTCCTTGTCACGGTCCTTGACACCTAGTCAGACTAGGTTATAATGGAGGTAGAGGAAACACGAGGCCGCCACGAGCGGCCCGCACCGAACCCAGGAGAACGAAAGATGACCGCTACCACCGTCAAGATTCGCGGTATCCAGTCCAGTTTCAGCGGCCCCTCGTTCGGGCCGACCTACCACGTCATCGAAAAGGGTGGCCGCTGGGGCCGCAATGGGCACACGCTCTACAGCGGCACCGACTTCGCCAAAGCCGAGAAGGCTTACCGCCGCGCTGGCGGCGACGACGAGGCCGAGATCCAGCAGGCTATCGACGACGCGGAACGCTACGACCGCCGCACCCGCTGATCCGCTCCTTCGCCCCGCCCCCGCTTTCCCACGATGACCCGCACCCTTCGCCCCAGGAGGATACCGCATCGTGTTGATTCGCATCGTCGCCAACCGCAAGACGAGCAAGGCAAAGGTTGGTCTGGGAGACAGTGACGTTTCTAGGCCGGTCGAGTTGTTCGACGCCGTCATGCGCGGCTTCGGCGATCTACGGCGGCGCTGCCGCAACCGCTCGCCTTACTGGGTTAAAGTCTATGCCGTCGGTCAGGAACGCGACTGGCTGCTCGCCGCGTTCCTGACCACCGACACCCCCGAAGAGATCGATAATCGCTGCGGTCAGGTGTTCGGCCAAATCCACGTCCTTGCTGTTCGATGAGTCGCCCTGCTTCGCCCCCTGGAGCCCCCGCAATGACCGCATCCGAGCATCGCTATCTGAACGCCCGCTGGCACCGGGTCACGAACGACCCGGTGACCACCGAAAGACGTGTGCAGGTTTACGACGAAGTGACTGGCGACCACGGCTACGCGGACGTTCGCTGGGTCGCCAGTCACGTCCGTCTCGGTGTCGTCCGCGACTGCGACACGGACGCAATCATCGACCCCAACCCCACCTACGCCTAACCCACGGCCGAAATCGCCCAGGAGAATTCCATGACCGCAACCGAATCTCTGTCCGCCGCCGAACAGTCCCTCATCAGCGTCATCCGCGCCGCCACCGACGCGCTGCAGCAGACCGCGACCGACGACCTCGACGCCGCCCTGCGCGACTTCGAGGCCGCCCGTCAGGCCGCACTCGCTCGCCTCAGCCGCGCCGCCGTGAGTGTCCGCGTCGATTTCCAGCACCTCGCCACGGACACGCAGGAGATCACCCGCGACCTCGCCGCCGACCTTTTCGGCGCGCCAGCGAAGGCCACGCCCGTCGAACCTTCGTCCGAAGCCAAGGCCGCTCCCGTCGCGCCGGCCGCGCCGCTGACCGCACAGGACTTCGTCCGCCGCGAACTGCCGGGCTTCCTCGAGCCGGCCCCTGAACCGTTGCTTGGCGTTCCCGCCGCCAACGGTCAGCAGTCTGCCTCGCCATCGCGGCAAGCCGTCGCCGATGGCTACAATCCGGAACCATGTCCCTCGTGCGGCGCGTACAAGTTCATTCGCTCTGGAGGGCAGCACGCCTGCGAGGCGTGCGGACTACGAAGCGCGCCCGAAGTCGTCAGCGTGGCCGCCAATGGCCCGTGCATCCGCCTGACCGAGCCGCAGAGTGAAGCGCCTGCTGAGGCTCCAGCGAGCCAGCAGACCGCACAGAGCGATCCCGACACCGAAGAGGCCAAGGCCATGCGTGCAGCCGCGAACGTCTCGCCCGGCCGCACGAGCCGCAACGGCCGCAAGAAGAAGTCCTGAACCCACTGGCCGGTTCGCCCCCGGCCGCGAAGGAGAGCTGTCATGAGGCGTAAGAAGAACCACCCACCGGACTTCTCCATGCGTCCTTCACGCCTGTTGCCCCGTCCGTCTCTGCTGGAGATGAAAGATCCCCTCGCGACCAAAGAGCGGCACTTCTCGCGGCTGTCTTACGCCAGGAAGCACGCCGACAAATTGCTCGCGTGGTGTGAGGCCAACGGCGTTCGTATCTCGACGTCGATCGACGTGAAGGTCTGGAAGTTCACGAAGGGCAGGGCATGGGCTGTGTGGTCGCCATCGACGGCGCGTCTGGCTATAACCCACGATACCCGGCTCTACCGCTGCTCGTGGGGTAAAGCACACGAGTACGAGCAGGTCATCGCCGCCCTCACTCCTGTTTTTGGCACTGAGGTGATGCGATGGTTGCGTACTTGAACCTTCACGGAAGATCCGGCGTCATCGCCTACGTCGCCGGCCCGGACTTCATCGACGTCACCTTCCGAGGAGGCAGAGTTTACAAGTACAGTCACGCCTCCTGCGGTAAGGCCACCGTCACTCACATGATTGCCCTGGCGAAGGCCGGACGGGGGTTGGCGACTTTTATTTCACAGCAGAAGCCCGCCCATGTTTGAAAGCGTCCTTGCCCCCTACCACCCTCTTCTCTCTCTTGTGAGAACCCTCTCTCAGAGGGCGCGGTTCCACCTGCGCTCCTCCTTCGTCGCAGCGGCCACCAACGAAGAGTGGCACTCGACGTTGCTGGCTGGCGGTTGGTACAATCCCTGTCATGGCGAAGAAACGCAAAACAAGTACGACTCCTAAAAAAAGGTCCGCTCCGGACTGGACCGAGAGGTTCCTCGCTGCTCTGCGCCAGAGTGCCAACATCAGCTACAGTGCGATGATGTCGGGGACCAACCGAACGGCGGTCTACCACCGGCGCGACAACGACAAGGCGTTCGCCGATGCGATGAAGGATGCCTTGGAGGACTCCGTCGAGAAGTTGGAACTCGAAGCTCGACGGCGCGCTCACGACGGTCTGAACCGCCTCAAGTTCCACCAGGGCCAGCCGATCATGGTCCCTGTTTTCGGCCCTGATCGTCAGCCGCTTCTGACCGAGAATGGCGAGCCGGTTCTCGTGCCCTACGTCGAACACGAGTATAGCGACACGCTGATGATCTTCCTTCTCAAAGCCCACCGCCCCGAGAAGTACCGCGACAACTACAAGGTCGAACTCAGCGGTGTAGGTGGCGGTCCTGTCGAGATCCTCGAAGTCTGCCGCACCGCCTCGGGCGCGAGATCCCTGATCGAGGAGATCGATGATGACGACGAAGAAACCGAAGAGGCGTAAGGCAAAACTGAACCTGCACCCCGGTCAGCAGAAGGCGTGGGACAGCACCAAGCGCATCGTCGCCATCATCTCGGGAGTCCGCGCGGGCAAGGCACTCGCCCTCGACACCCCCATCCCGACGCCAGGTGGCTTCGTACCGATGGGCGATCTTGTTGTTGGTGACGAGGTATTCGACCGTCGGGGGAGAACCTGTCGCGTCACCTATGCGTTTCCCGTCATGACCGGGCGGAAGTGTTACCGCATCACCTTCGATGATGGCACCTCCGTCGTGGCTGATGCCGAACATCGGTGGGTGACGCAGACCTACCGCCAGAGGAAGAATCAAGCACGCCGCCAGCCAGTCTCTTCGTGGTCTGATGATCGCCCTCAGTGCAGGCCAGCGGCTGATGAATCAGTCGTCACCACCGAAGAGATTCGCTCTTCGTTGCTGGCGCGAGAGGGCAGGCAGACCAACCACTCGATCGACGTCTGCGATCCCGTTCATACTCCCGGCCGGTCGCTACCGATCCCGCCTTACACCCTCGGCCTTTGGCTCGGGGATGGCCACTCTTCTTGTGCCGTGCTGACGACTGCTGATCCAGAGATCCTCACTCACGTCCTTGCGGAAGGGATTACCGTGGGTGCCCCCAAGGATGGCAACGCCGGCAAGGCCAGAACGCATACGCTGGGGGCCGTCAGAACGAACGTCCGCTGGGACGCGGCTAGAATCGAGTCGGCCCTCTCTCTCTACCACTCTGGTAAGAACGTGGCCGAAGTTGCCGATCTGGTGGGTCGCGGCGATAGGGGGCGCGTCAGGCGGATTCTGAAAGAAGCCGGTGTCGCGGTAGAGAAGAGGCCGCAAAGAATTTCGCACCGAAAACGCTCGGCCAACGGCGCTTTCTTGCCGGGTGGTTTGGTGCGGCCGACTCCTCCCGATAGGAATGCCAGTTTGCAAGCTATCCTTCGCCGTGAAGGACTCTTGAACAACAAACACGTCCCTGAAGCCTACCTCTGGGCCTCCGCCGAAGATCGCCTTTCGTTGCTGCAAGGCTTGATGGACAGCGATGGGTTCTGCGCGGAGAAGGGGGCGTGCGAGTTCTCCAACACCAATGAAGGCATCAGCCATGCCGTCCTGCATCTTCTATCGAGTTTGGGTATCAAGGCGAGTATCGCCAAGAAGATACCCACGCTATACGGGAAGCCTCAACGGCCGTGTTATCGCGTCACCTTCACGACCGATCTGCCCGTCTTCAGGCTGAAACGGAAACTCGAACGCCTCGGCACTTCTCCCAAGTCTTGCGTTCGCCGGCGATTCGTCGTTGCCGTCGATGAAGTTCCTTCGGTCCCTGTCCGCTGCATCGCGGTCGATTCTCCCGACCATACCTATCTCTGTACGCGGTCGTTCGTGCCGACGCACAACACGAGTTTCGGGCCTCCCTGGCTCGAGCGAGAGATGAAAAGGTGCGGCCCCGGCGACTATCTTGCCGTCGCGCCGACCTTTCCGCTTCTCGACAACGGCATCCGCCCTGAGATCGAAAATCTCTTCGGCCGGCTCCGACAACTCGGCAGCGGGACGCAGCGCCAGTTTTCCATCTCCGAAGACGGCTATCGTCGCCTCTGGCCGGATCATAGCGAACCGCGCCCTTGCCGCATCATCTATGGCCACGCTCAGAACCCCGACAGCCTTGCCGCCCTTCGCGCGAAAGCAGCATGGTGTGACGAAGCAGGGCAAGCCGCGTTCAAGCTGGAGAGCTACGAGGAAGTGCAGCGCCGCGTCTCCTTCGACGTGGGCCGCATCCTCCTCACCACCACGGTCTACAACCTCGGTTGGCTGAAGCAGCAAATCTGGGATAAGTGGGAGCAGTCCGGTTGCAACCACCCCGAGATCGACGTGATCAACTTCCGCTCTATCGACAACCCCGCCTTCCCCCCGGAGGAGTACCACCGCGCCTTCCGCGAGTTGCCGATGTGGAAGGCCATCATGTTCTTCGATGGCAAGCCGACGCGCCCCGCCGGCGTCATCTACGACCTGTTCGATCCCAAGCGCCACTGCGTCCCTCGGCACCTGCTACCCGGCGACTGGCCCCGCTTCGCTGGCCTGGACTTCGGCGCGGTCAACACCGCCGCTGTCTACTCCGCCCAGGAACGCGACCGCGCCAGTGGTGTGCCAACCGGCCGCTTCATCGTCTACCGTGAGTACCCCGATCGGAAGTTCCTCCCCGGCAAGCGAGAGGCTTCGGCACACACCGTTCGCATGCTGGAGGGGGAGTCCTCCACGCCGCTGTTCATCGGCGGCTCGCATAGCGAGGACGACTGGCGCGACAAGTTCCGCGCCGCTGGTCTGCCCGTAGCCGAGCCGCCCGTCAATGCCGTCGAGGTGCAGATCGACGCCGTCTATGGACTCATCGCCGCCGGCAACCTGATCGTCATGGACGACTGCATCGGCCTGCTCGACCAACTCGCCACCTACTCGCGCGTTCTCGACGCACGAGGCGAACCGACCGAGGAGATAGAAAACGACGCGGCTTTCCACATGTGTGCAGCGCTCAGATATTTGTGCGTCTGGCTGGTCAAGGGTGGCCTGGCCGGCTTCCGTGCCACGCGCAGCACGGAGCGGTCGTATCAGGACTTCCCTCCCGGCACGTTCGCGGAGGAAGAGGTGATCGACGTGGAGCGCAAGCGCCGCCGGCCTGAACGCGACCGCACTGGTGGCGAGTTCGGCTTGCCGATAGAATGGTGAAACATGAACGTCTTTGTGATCACGACCGCTGATGTAACGCCCAGCGAATACCGTTTCTGGTGCTGTACGGATACGGCGTGGCTTCATGAGCAGTGGCCCCTGACCTTCACCACCTTCAGCGTGGAGAACGTCGGATGAAACACCACGAAGAAACCACCGTGTTCTGGTCGCTGCTCCGCTGCTGGAGCAAGATGGCGCAGGCCGCTCTGGTCGTCGGCCTCGGTGCTTACGTCTTCACCAAGGTTGCCTGCTGGCTGTTGAGGTGAATCATGCGAAGCGAGATTCCAGTCGTGCAGTTCAACTGCCGCAAACTCACCCCTGAGCAAGAGGCGGAACTCCTGGCTGCTCTAAAGCAACACAGGAGCGAACAGTTCATCCTTGTGCCCGAGCCTCCGGTCTTCATACCGCCGACTCGCTGGACTCAGGTTATCGTGGTGAGCGCCATCTCTGCATTCGCGGTCAGTGCCATCACGTCGGCACTGGCCTGCTGGCTGTTGAGGTGATACAAAAACGGGGCGCGACGAGCAGCCTTGATGCCCGCCGGCCCCTGATGACCCCACAGGAAAGGACTGCGAAGTCATGTCTCAGCATCCTACGGAAAACCCCGAAGAGCGTGAAGATCAGCGTTTCGGCGGCGTCTTTACCACGCCCCTTGATGGTAGTTTCAGCGTGGGTGATCTGGTTGGCCTGAATGAGCAAGGGCAGGCCACGGTCATGCCTCTCACCGTGACGAATTCAGAAACTGTTCCACCTATCATCAACACCGGCTCGTCGCAACCTCTGCCTATCACCTTCAGCCCTGAAATGTGGAAGGCGGTCGAGGAGGTCGTCGATCGCCGGCTGTCGGTTCTGATCGACCTGTTCCACGTCGATCAGGAAGAACTGCCCCTCATCCGCGCCGTCTTGCAGGGCGATGTGACGGCGCGTCTTGCGCTAGCGGATCTGTGTGAGGAAAGAGGCCAACAACAGCGAGCCGACCGCATCCGGCATCCTCTGGTGGAGGTGAAGTCGTGACGGATCTGATTACCTTCTTCGTCATCCTGGCGGTCGTCGCGGTCTTGCAGGCTGGTGGCTTTTGGATCGAGAGTGTCCTGTTCATCATCGGGGCCATTGTTGCCCGTCTCTTCATCCTGTGGAGATCCCGATGACCACCCGCCTAAAAGCCTTCGTCGTCACCCTGAACGCTGACATCCGCGAGGACGACGCCGAGAGCATCCGCACGGCGCTGCTCATGGTCAAGCACGTCGCCTCGGTCGAGCCGTTGTCGGCCAACCTCGAAGACCACACCGCCCGCATGCGCGTCCGCGCCGAGTTGGCGAAGAAACTCTGGAAACTGTGCGACGAGATCCTGAAGGGAGAGTGACGTGGGCGACTGGTATGAAGAGAATGTCGAGAAGGGTGTCCGTGACGTGGTCAAACATCTGCGTGACAATGGCGTCAACACGGTTTGTTCTTGTCACCACGACATGACTATCGAGTGTGCCTTTACCGTCGATGGCGAAATCCAGCGAATTCATGATTTGCTCTTCAATTATCTACACGGGCACGGCGAGTCTATCGACTACGTGCTGAAGATAGAACACTGCGTTCATGGCGGTTATCACGTCTACACGACGCTTTGTATAGAGTTGAAAAGACCAAAGGTGCCATACCCACCCTCGTTAGTTGATCAGCAGAATCAGGGCCGCTCTTTAGGAGGCTGACGTGAACGACCTCGACTCGCTGACCGCTTCTCTCAAAGAGAACCCCACCGATCCCGTCACCATCCAGGCTCTTGCTGAGTGGCTCGAGGAACGCGGTGGAAACCCTGTGCAACTGCGCGCCTTGATGATCGACGCGCCGACCATGCTGGTGTTGTCCTACCCGGCCGACCGTGACCCTGCTTCTCGCGTTGCGTACAAGCGGAACCTCGAGGATCTCGGCGCGAGGATTGCTCAGTTCTTCTTCGAGCATACCGGCCACCCCGTCGAATTCGCGGTGGTTCCTTCCGACGTCGGCATCCGCCAGATCAGGGTCAGTTTGGAGATCGAGAAGGCTATCCTCGGTAAGTCGCCTCCAAGCCCCATCGAGCAAGATGGTTGACCCCAACCGCCTGACTCGCCACAATAGTCCGCATGACGCCTGCGGCCAACGACCCCTGGGCCTTCCGGGTGGACACGACGCAACCCCTCGTCGTGCAACCCTACGACAACTCGTCGAACCCCCACCGCACCTCCACCTCCGACGATCTGCCCCAGCGCGACGATCCCCGCGAGCGGCGCGAGAAGGTTCGCTCTGGCCCCTTCGGCGTCCAGCTCCCCTGGTTCCTACCCTATTTCGATGACCAGCAGACCATCTCCGAAAACGCCGCGATGCGCCTGGCGTATCGCAAGATGCTCAATGATCCGAACGTGAAGGCAGCACTGTACGGCAAGATCGGAGCCGTCCAGGGACTCGACCTGAAGATCATCCCCTCCAACCGCAAGGACAAGCACGCGCAGGAGCTGGCCGAGTTGGTGCAGTGGAACCTCACGCAGGCCGTCAAGGACGGCTGGCCGGGCATCGTCTGGACGATCCTCGTCCACGGCCTCATCGACGGCTACTCGATCAGCGAGAAGGTCTGGAGCAGGCGTGAGGGCGGCAAGTTCAGCGGCGCGTACTTCATGCGCGCCCTGAAGCCCAAGGATACCGGCCACGACGTCGTTCCCGTGACCGACGAGTTCCGCAACGTCACGGCTATCCGCACGCTGCGCTACAACCCCGGCCTCGACTTCCATCCAAGCAACTTCATCATCTATCGCCACCTGCCGCTGTTCGACACCGCGACGGGGCAGAGCGACTTCCGTGGTGCATACAGCACGTACTGGATGCTGGACGTCGCCCGTAAACTCCGCGCCATGGGTATCGAGAAGCGGGCGATGCCGGTCATCATCGGGCACTACCAGAATGCCCAGGACCGCCCCGCCGTCGAGGATGCTCTCAGCCTCATCAAGACGCAGAACTGGATCGCTCTGCCCGAGCAGGTCCGCACGGAAGTCCTGAACCTCGCCGGGGCTGGCGACAGCATCCTCACCAGCGCCATGCGCGACCTCGCGGAGGACATATTCCTGGCGATCGCCGGTGCGACGTTGCAGGCCCGCCAGGGCGACGTGAACAACGCCCGTGGTTCCAGCGCCGAGCATCGCAACACGGCGGATCTGTTCATCCGGTATCTTGCTCAGCGCCTCGAAAGCCTGCTCAACGACGAGGAAGAAGGCTTCATCAAGGAACTGTGCGATCTCAACGCTCCCGGCGTGCAGGAGTATCCGAAAGCTGCCTTGCAGGCCGTGGACGAGAAGGATCACCAGGCGCGCATCAAGACGTACTACACCGGCTGGGAGATGGGCATGAACTTCAGCCGGCAGGCGATGAACGACGAGTTCGGCTTCCAGCCTCCCGACGTGGACGATCCCGACGACACGCTGGGCAGCAAGGCCGATCAGGAAGCGCAGGTGGCCGCCGCCACGCTAGCCGCGCCCAAGGGCCACGTGGGCGACGTGGGCGGACCTGCCGATCCCGAGCAGGAGGTGCCGCCTGGACCGCCGGATCAGCCGCCTCCTTCGGGGCCGGGGGGAGCGCAGGAGATGGCGGAAGACTACGTCCCACAGGAAGGCGACCGTGTTACCATTCATCACCCTGGCGGCACCTACCACGGTCGATCCGGTACGGTCGCAGGAAGCGCTTCACAGGGTACGCTTGCGTCATGGCATTACGTTGACGTGGACCGCGATCCGAAAATGAGCGGCCATCAGAACACGCTTGGGATGCGCGTCCCGGTTAGAACTGACCGCCTTCGCCGCATGGCCGAAGACGACCAGACCGGCAAGGCACCATCGGCGTCGTCGCAGAGGCAGCCTGAACCGGAACAGACGGCTTCGCCTGCGCCGATACAGCGACCGACTCAATCACCGAAGTACGCGATGCGGACGCCGAGTTACGACCCGCACGGCGATCCGAAAACTTCCGCATGGGCGGCTCAACCACCGACGCGAGCCGATTACGAACAGGACGTGGAGGAGATTACCCGGTCGCTTGCCGAGCGATATCGGGAATCGGCCTATGATCATATGCTTCATCAGGGTGAAGTTCCTGATCTGGATGAGGATGACCATGACGGGTTGGAAGAAGTGTCGAACAGTGTTGATGCGTTGGCGAGGGAGTGGGCAGAGGGTGACGTGCGTGATCGACATTACGACGAACACGTCTTCGGTCATCTGCCTGTTCACTACCTGAACCGCGATCCCGACTTCACGCATCTCTATCAGTCGCTGAAGGAAGATCCGACCGACACAGACTCTCAGGCGGCGATGAACGACTGGCTCGAGGAACATGGCCTCGACCGCTTCAAGTTCTACTTCGACGACGACGAGGATCATCCCCGCGCCCGGCCCTTCGGTGAATTCCTCCACCCCAAAGAAGACCTGCGCCAGGCTCCCATCCACACCGGCAGCGGCGTCGATCGTCGGGGCCAGCGCTACGAGACGGCGCTAGGTAAGCGTACCAGCGTGCCGCCGTGGGCGAAGCCTGCCCCGTCAGAATCTCGCTTTCCTCCGGTGCGCTCGGACACACCGTTCGAGTTGATGCTCGAGGAAGACGAGTTCGCGGAGGGCAATCCGCCCGAAACTGTCTCCACCCTGCAACCTCGCCCCCAGACTCCGCCTCTGCGCGGCAGTCTGCCCCTCATCCACCCCGAGTTGCTGGCCCTCACACGCGCCGCCTCCTCCCATAGCCAAAAGAACCTCCGCGACCGCCACGTCGCCCAGCACGCCCTTGCCGACTGGTACGAGGATCACGGCCAAGGGCACCTGCTCGAGGACCGGCACAACCATCCATCTCAGGCCACTCCCCGGCATCTAATGGCCGCCAATCACGCGCACACCCAATCGGCGTGGGAGCGCGAGCGATTGATGCACGAAGTGCTGGGCCTGCATCCCGACACGCTTCACGATCACCTGGCCGACGCCTTCGAGAATGGCCGTCCTCTGCACGCCACCCTCGACCCGGAGCAACCCGAAGAGCATCGTCTCGGCGAGTACCTCCAGACGCATTACCCCGACCTGGGCGTCGAGTGGCGTGAAGGCGGGCACCCGCGCAACTGGAGGTTCGGGCGCTACCCGGAGGGTGACGACTACTTCCAGAACTACTACCCGACGTTCCCGCCGAGTCTCAGGCGCGGCACGGGAACGAAGGGCGATCCTGTCGAGGAGTTCGGCGAGGAAGCCACCGTGAGCATCCTCACAGCGCGGCCGAAGCGGTTCACTTACGAGGGCTGAGACTGGACAAATACTCCTTGTTTCGATAAGGTGCGCGACATGAGCGAGTCATCCGACTATCAGCTTTCCAACGTCGAAATATTCGCGACCGGTGTGGAGCGTCAGAAGAACTACACCGATGCCGACCTCCGCGACGTCGTGCGCAACTTCGATCTCTTCTCCTCTCCTGATGCGCCGAAGGTCTACCTTCACGTCCCCGTCGTCATCGGGCACGACGAGGAGCAGGAAGGCCACCTCGAAGAGTACCTCAAGCGCACCGACCTGCCAGCGGCTGGATGGGTCTGCGCCCTGCGGACGAAGCCAGGAAAACTTCTGGCGGATTTCGACTACGTCGCGCCCGAGATGGCCGAGTTGTTCCGCACGAAAAAATTTCGGATGTTCTCAGCTGAGGTGTACGACGCGGTCCCTGCCGGTTTGCCCGGTGGCTACGGCAAGATGCTGCGCCGGGTCGCTGCTCTGGGCGCGGAGATCCCGCAGGTCAAGGGTCTCGCCGAAGCTCCCATGCCCGAGCGCATGAGCGAGGGTGCCGTGCGTCTGGTGGTGCCGGTGCGGTACGTCGGGCGGATGCGGTTGCCGGGGGGCGTGTGGGCGGCGTTCAGCGAGGTGGCGTGCATGGCGGAGCGGAGGGTGCCACAAGCCGGCGAGAGGGTGAACGTTGGGGTCAACGCGCGTCCTGGGAGGATCGTTGGCCCGCCTGAAGTACAAGAGGAAGAGCATGGAAGTTCTCTCATCAGTGGTTTGGGAGGACGTCCAGACGCGGTTCGTGGTTCACGCAACGACCGTATCAAGGACGATAGCGGCCAGCGCTACGGGGATTACGCGGAGCAACCGCTGCGCGTCGGTTATCAGGCTGTCGTCCACAATCCTGAGTCAGTACACCACGGACGGCAGGGTGAAGTGGTTGGTCTTTCACAAGGGCACATTCAACTCGACATGCCGGCCACCAATGATCGTGGTCCGATGACGACGTGGATAGGCAGGAGGTTCGTCCGCCGCGTCAAGGCTGCACCGATGGCCGAAGGCGATGGCGGCCCCGGCGAGGGTGCGTCGAGCAACGAGGCGAGGCACCGACAGCGGAACAGGGCAAGGTGGCAGGAGGATGGGCCATATCCCATTCACGAAGAAGGTAACAGACAGCGAACCGATGCCGAAGATGATTCGATGCTGCAACAGCAGGGGCGTGTTCGTAATCCGCCTTTACCCGGCCAGTGGCGACAAGGTCCGGGCGAGGACGAGCAGTACGCGGAGCAACCCTACGTCCCCCAGGTCGGTCACCGCGTCACGCTGCACGCGCCAGGGATGCCCTATCATGGCCGTGGCGGCACGGTGCGGCAGGCGGGACAGGAGAACTCCTTCGTCCACTTCCACGGCGATTCGTCCAGCGGGGCGCGCGAACACGAAGCGGTCATCCCCAACGAGAGCCTTCGCCGCGCTGCCGTGCCCAACGCCGAAGACGAGCCACCGAAGAAGCAACCTCCCAAGGACAAGGCCGATCGCCGTCTCCGCAGCCCTCGACCTGACACCCGAGCCACGAGCATCAACGAGCAGTCACAAACGACGGACGCCGAGCAGGACTTCGAGTCCATGCAAGGGATTCATCCCGGCCACTGGCGCGGTCACGTCGAAGGCAAAAAACCACAGCGCAAGCAACCGCCAGCGACCCCCGAAGAGCGACGGCAGCGAAGTCCCAGGCTACGACCGGCCCCAGGTGAGAACAGGACGCGCACCGATGCCGAGAACGATGGTGTCCTTGATCTGCTCCGGCCTGTTGCTGATCATCCCGGCCACTGGCGCGACGGTCCTCCCTACGAGGGTTACGCTGAAGTTCCCCTCTCCGAAGAAGCGCGCGGCCTGTTGCAAGAGATCCTCGACAACCCCGAAGCCGCTGGTGAACTGACGCCCTTGCTCGTGGAGTTGTTCCAGCACGAAGGCCAGCACGAAGCAGCCGAGGCGCTGGAAGACGCCCCCCCTGAGACGGTGGTTGCGATCGCGAAGCGATTGCTGGGTGAGCAGATGGCCGAGTGCCCCGGTCCCGATGGCAAGAAGCGCCCCAAGCGGCGGCCACGCAAGCACGGTGAGGATGAGATGGCCGAGCGTCATCCTGACGTGGGCCAGACGGTTAGCGACGAAGAGGGCGATGCAGTCATAGAGCGCCGAGGCCATCTCGGCGGTGAGCCAGCCTCCCTCGTCCGAAGGCCACAGACTGGCATGGGCGACGTGTTGCAGGATCGGCAGGTGCGCGACGAGAAAGGTAAACGCTTCGGCCAGTACGCCGAGGATGACCCCGATCCGCGCGACGACCGCCGCAAGCGCCATCCCAGCCCCAGCGGGCCGTTCTGGGCGCGGGAGTTCGACGAGGCTTGCGTACCGAAGGAAAGCGTAATGGCCGAGGATAGACGCCCCAGAGCAGGTGATCGCGTTACCATCGATCTGCCCGGTCATCAGCACCACGGCCGAAGCGGCACGATCTTTGCTTCTGGGCCATTCGAAGAGACTCACGGGCATGCCTTCATCTCTCTGGATGCAGACCCAAAAAGAGATCCCACTGGCGTGAGGCGTGGTGGCAGGGCAATCGTGCCGGAAGACAGGCTGATCTATCATGGTCCCCCCAACTCCGAGATGGCTGAAGGCAAGACTCCCTCCTCGAGCGACGAGTTCGAGTCGCGCCTGTCCGCCGCCTCGGCCGCTCCCGAACAGCACCCCGAGGCCATCCCCTATCAGACGAAGCCTCTGCATCCCGAGATCGAAGGACTCCTGGGCGACGTGATCGACAACCAGCACGACCACGAGGCGGTCGGCGATCTTCGTCGCGTCCTGCACGACGCCATGCTCGACCACGGCCGCACGGATCTGGCGCAGCACCTGCGAAGCACGGGCCGGCGCGGCACGGTGGCGATGGCGCATCATCTGCTGGGCGTCGGGGAGATGGGCGAGGACGATGAGCCACCGAAGAAGCAGCCACCGGCCACCCCTGAAGAGAGGAGACGCCGAAGCCAACAGCCGTCTCCAACGTGGGAAGAAGCGCCTCGCCCTTTGACGGATGCGGAGCAGGATTGGGGTGACGTGACCGACCCGGCGGCACATCCCGGCCACTGGCGTCACCATGCCGAAGACGAACCTGAAGGCGAGCCGACTCCGCCCCAGAGACTCCAGCGCGGCGCTCGCGTCGTGACCCAGCAGGGCGACAAGGGCCGCATCACGCGCACGCGCCCCGGCCACGTACAGATGCGTCCCGAGGGCAGCGTGCGGGGCAGGCAGCGCATCGACCAGCCTGAGACGCTGGTGGACGAGAAGAACCGCCAGGGCTTCGAGTTCGCCGAAGAGGAACCCACCAACAACGTCCGCCGTCCTGCCCCCGGCGCTGGTCTTGGTGGCTACCTGATTCCACAGCGCCTACCGAGCGAGATGGCGGGAGGACACAGAAGTTCGCTCCCCGAACGTGAGGTTCCCGGCGGCGGCGTCCTCGACCTGCACGATGCGCCGCCGCTTCCGCCGGCCAAACCACGACCATCGTATGCCGCAAGCGCCCAGATTCCGTGGAACCACCTGATCGATGAGCGGACGCCACGAGGCCAGCAGCAGATCGCGGCGTTCCAGCATGGTTTGGATGAGTTGCACGGCGACGACGAGACGCAGGCCATACTCGACGAGATGGAGTGGGGCCATCGGCCGCACCGGCAGATCAACGTCGCTCCGGGGCAGGAGATGGCGGAGGTGCCGCTGAAGGTCGGCGATAGGGCGGTCTATCACCGTCCAGGGCACGGCTGGCATGGGCGCGGCGGAACCATCGAGCGCATCGTTCCCCGAGAGGATGGTGACTATGCCCACTTCCGGTTCGAGCAAGACCCCGAACAAGGTCCGGCCGGTGAAGCCGGTGAAGAACCGCCTCGTCTGTTTCGCACCGACAGTCTTCGCCGCGCTCCCGTTTCTAAGCACACCGAGCGCCCCTTCGCCAACGTCTCTGCCGACAAGGCTCGTCGCATGCTCCACGACGGCACGGCACAGGGGCACGCGCTGACGGAGAAGCAGAGAGGGGCGCTGGGGGCGAGAGCGAGTGGGTACGCCGAAGGCGATCCCACGGCCGAAGATCCTGGTGCTGGCCGCATCCGTAGGAGGCTTCGACTTGGCGACTACGTGCAAACTCCATCAGGCGACACGGGCATCGTGACGGGGCGAGGAGGCACTGAGTCGCGCGTCGATAAG